GATCATGGACAGCCTGGGGAAGCTCAAGATCGAGTCCAAGGACGATGTGCGCAAGCGTCTCGGTCGGTCGCCGGACCAGGCGGACGCGCTGCTGTACGCGTTCTGGAGTCCGGCCTTCACGGCATCCATGCCGGGTCTGGCCGGCCTCATGGGCCGCGACCTGTTGGCGGGTACCCGGGGATGACGGAAGGCCCCCACACGAGCTGTGGGGGCCTTCGCTTGTGCGGCGGTCATCGGAAGTCGCGGACGACCTTGTTGCACGCGGCCACGGTCTTCGGGTCGCTCGTGATCCGGGACAGATCGCCCGCCTGTCGCCCGCCGCACGCGTACCCGAGGGATCGGGCCAGGTGCAACGCGGTGTGCATGTCGCGGGCCAGCGCCAGCAGTCGACCGCTGTCGCGGTGGATCACGCACCACTTGCCCCGGTGCTCGTCCGACTCCTGTGGGGTGAGGGCCAACCCGTCCACACCGGCGGGCCACATCGTGCGTGACTCCCGCTCACCGTCGTTGTCGACGATGTCCTGTGTCCACGGGGTTCCGAGCGGTACGGCCATGATGTGCTCCCTTGTCCGTCGGGGTACTGCGATCAGTTCGGGTTGCCCTCGTGGTCGTAGCTTCGGGTCAGGGTGAAGATCGCTTCCCTGATCGACACCGACGTCTGGTGCGCTTCCTTCCACGGCGTGCGGTGCTCCCTCTTGATCACGGACGTCTTGCCAGTGCCGTCCGCGCGTCCGACGATCGAGACGGACAACAGACGGTCGTACGTGTCATCGCCCCACGTACCGAACGTGTCACCGGGACCCTTGCTGCGGTGGATTTCGGGAGTGACGACCGTCCACTTGCGTTGCAGCGTGTTGCCGTTGATCACCTTCCACCCGTTGGCTCGTGCGTACGCGACCGCTTCCATGAGTTGCGTCCTGGTTGCCATGGTGTGCCCCCTCGTTCGTTGCTGTCCCCACAAGGATAAGGGGGTGCCGACGTAGTGTCAACACCCCCTGCGGTCGGCTCAGGCCGGCCTCACGTCGCCGTCGTCGGCCCAACCGGTCTGTCCGTTCGCCCACGCGACCGCGAGCATCACGCCGTGCCCGCGCACGTCCTCGTATCCGATCACCGTGCCGCGCTCCTCCGGCGCGTCCTGGATCTTCATCACGATTCGGTCGCCTCGCTTGAACCGTCGGCCGTTGGTCATCGCTTCACCTTCCTCATCAGGTGCTCACGGCACCCTCGTTCGATCTGCCCGTCGTCAAGCTTGACCTCGTACTCACCGAGCGGCATGAGCGCCGTCACGGTCCCCGTGATCCCGGGGTCGACGACCGCCGCGACCCTGTCCCCCACGCGGAGGTTCCAGGCGCTCACGACAGCGTTTCCACGATCACGCGGTGGCCGCTCGCACGGTCGCGGATCGTTCGGGCGATGTGCCACCCGCACGCGTACGTCCAGGTGTCGTTGCCGGCCGTGCGCACCGCGTACGCCGCGACCGTGCGACACGAGACGCTCGCGCACCGCGCGCCCGGCGGGTGGCCGGCGGTCACTGGCAACCCCGGGCGACGGCCCGCAGGTGGGTGGCGCACACGGATACGGAGGTCATGCCGTGGTTGCCTCCCTCGATCTTGCCGAACGAGCGGCGCACCGCGTTGGTGCTGCTGTTGGCACTACTCCCGTAGCGGCGCAGCAGCTCCGCTTCCACGCCGTTCGACGACATCAGGCCGCGTGCCCGGTTCACGGCGGCCAACGCGTCCGCGCCCCGCTCCATGCTGTCGGCGATGCCCTGCAACTCGCGGGCCACGCCGGTCAAGTCCTTCACGGTATCCTCTTCCCCTGGTCTATCTGTGCTGACAGGAACCACGATACGCCGCGCCCCAGGATGCGTCAACACCCCGGGGCCGGCAGATGACCTATGACTCGGTGACTTCGGGTGTTCCGTCGTCCGACTTGGTCAACTCCCACTCCCCGAGGTCGAACCGGTTGGTGGAGTTCGTTGACGGGAAGTCCGGGTTCGCACCCATGAACGCTTCCTCGAACCCCTCCGGGTCGGCGATCGGGTCGATGTCCGTGGTGAAGTCCAATGCGGTCGTGGCGAACGTGTACACCGGGACCGACCATGTCCGCTTCTCACCCATCGCGCCGCGCCTCCCTGATCTCCCGCTCCGTCGCGGCCATGCGACGCAGCGTCTTCTCCGACGGCCAACCGAAGCGGTTCCACAGTTCCCGCAGGTGACGCGTGACCGTGATCGGCCCGTACTCGGTATCGATCGTGACGTGGTCGCTCATGTCTCCTCCTTCAGTCCTGCGGCGGCCGGCAGTGATGTGACACGGCGGACCCGTACGCCCGGCCGTCCGGGTCGCAGATCACCTGTAGGTCACAGGCCACGCACGTCCACCGTCGCGTCACCCGCAGATGATCGCTCGCCAGGTGGTGGCCGTTGGCAACGGCCTTGTCGGTCGCCTCGCGAAGTGTCACAGCTTCCTCCGCATCCGCTCGATCCAGTGTTTGACGCACTCGAAGTCGCCTCGACAGAAGCACCGGCTCAGGCAGGCGCGGCAGGTCGCCGACGTTCCGATGGGGTGTTCGTCGCCCGTGTGCTCAGCCATCGTCCTCGGGCTCCCAGTCGACCAGTTCGGCGCCGCAGTCGGGGCACTCGCCGGAACCACCCTTGGGCACGTTCGCCCACTCGTGTTCCGGCCGACCTTCGACACACAGGTAATCGTCCCCATGGCATTCGTCGTCAGCCATCGCGCCGCGTCTCGTCGGTGTCGATCACGATGTCGGTGATCGCGTCGTTCGCCCAGGACGTCAGCCACGCGATGCGCTCGCCCGTGTCCTTGTCGTCCCAATCACTCGGGAGAACGGTCATGCGGCATACGTCCAGGATGGTCAGCTTGACGGTTCTCGATCGGCTCACGAGTCGCCTTTCAGTTGGTTGCATCGCCAGTGGGCGAGCTTGATGTTGTCGTCGGTGCCCGGACCGCCCTTGCTTTGGGCGATCACGTGGTTTCTCGTGGCGTCCTTGCTGCGGACGACGCGACCGCACAGGTGGCAGATCGCGCCGCATGAGTTCGTCCAGGGTCACGCGTCGTCCGTGTGGAACACGCGCGGCGTGCTGCCTTCCACGCGCCCTTCGTTCAAGTGGTCGGCGTAGTCCGCTTCCATGAGCAGCCACGACACGTAGTTACGCGTCTCACTCGGCGTCATGGTGAGCGTGAAGCGGCGGTTGGAGTCGGTGATGTCGGCGAACGTGGATGCCACGCGGTACATGCCGGCCTCACGACTCGACTCGCCCAGATAGGTGGCGGCGGTCGTGTACGCGGGCACACCCTCGCGGCGGAATCCGATGATCGCGGTCTTGATCTTTTTGAGCATGGTGTGTCCCTTCGTTGCTGTGCTGACAAGTAGAACGATACGGCAAGGGAGGAAGCGTGTCAACACCCCCTCCCTTGCCGGCCTAGTCCGCGTCCAACACGGCGTCGGCGATCTCCACTCCGGCCGGCGTGACGTCCATGATCCATCCGGCGCGCCGGCTCACCCGCCCTGTGACGAAGTTCAACTCCTCGCGGAACACGGGGTGGACCAGGACGAGCCCTCGGTCCTTCAGGGCGCCGGCCGTGGCCACGCTCACTCCCTCACGGTCGCGGGTGATGCCGGCCTGTCGCAGGTCGAGAAGGGTCCTCAGTTGTGTGTGGGAGAGTTTGCGGTCGCTCATGTCGTGTCCTTCGTTCGTTGTGCTGACAGGTAGAACACTAGTCGCCGCGACCGACAGGTGTCAACACCCCATTTGAATGTCCGATATTTCAACATATCCACACCCAGTCAAGTCGCCCAACTATTTTGTACGGTCCGAGGGAGGGGAGGGGGTGTTGACACGCTCCCGCCAGCTTGCTAATCTTCTACTTGTCAGCACAGCAAGGGAACGAACGAGGGAGTACACCATGGCTACTCAGCTCACCACCGTCCGCGCCGGCGGCAACGTGCTTCACACGAACCCCGAGGGCAACCGTCACGCGGTCTGCGGCGTGATCACCGAGAACAAGGTGTACGGGCCTGAGGCGGCCACGGGGCTCGTCGCCGGCACCCTTCGGTTCTGCAAGAACTGCGCCAGGGTCAAGCCCGTCCGCCGCATCAACCCGACCCCGGTTTCCGCGCCTACCGACATGTGGACCGTGACGAACAAGGTCGGCGACGAGATCACTCGGTTCCACGCCGAGACCGGCGACGCCGCGACCGAGTACATCCGCGTTGACGCGGACTGCCGTGACTGGTCCCGGCTTGAGGGTGGGGTGTTCCGCCGCAGGCTGTACGGCCACGAACTCTGACCGACACCGCAGGGGGGTGTTGACACGCCTCACCGCAGTCGACTAGTGTTCTACTTGTCAGCACAGAGAAGCGGAAACAAGGGAGCACACCATGTCGAACACCACCGTCACCATCACCGCGAGCGTCAAGGGCAACACGAAGATCTACGTGGGCGGAAAGTACCTGCGCACGGTGAACGGGGACGCGAGCGTCGTGGACGTGATCACGACCGTAGAGCGTGAGCTGACCATGAATCTCCAAACGCACACGGGCATGGTCCACGCCCCCGGCCGCTTCGATACCTCCATCCGGGGCAACGCGCCGAAGTGCTGCGCCAGTGCGAGCGCCGTGTCCAGGTATCACTACCTGGCCCCCGTAACCGGTGAGGTCACGTGCCGGCGTTGCATCGCGGCGCTTGCCAAGAACCCCGGGTGACGTGTCCGACCGCCTGCGGCGCGCCCTGCCCCCAGGGCGCGCCGCGCATGTGGATCGTGAACGCACCGACATCGACGACACCCAGGAGACACAGCATGCCCAGGATCGAGATCCACATCAGCGACGACTACGCGCACAAGGCGTACGTGGACCTGCGGGCCATGTCCGACGCGGGCATCCTCCCGCCGTCCCTGTACGTCCTTCTGCGGCGCTTGCAGGACGCCATCGACGCGGCATACCCGGAGGACGTGCCGGCCCCTCAGGCGGCCGTGTGATGGGCCGGCTTCACTACGCCGCGAATCGGCGCAAGCGCACGTGGCACGCTCGTCCGGCGGAGTGTGGGTGGGTCGCGCCGCGCCCGCCGCAACCCGAGTGGGCACGGACATCCGATCGATACTTCATCGAGTTGGTGTCCGTGGTCGGTTGGGAGGACCGTGGCCGAGTGATCGTCACGGTACTGGACCGCGAAGAGGCGACCGAGCTGCGGGACACGCTCGCGATCATGCTACGGGCAAAGTCGGACATGTCCGATTAGACCTGACCTCAATGTCCGATATTTCAACATATCCACACCCAATCAAATCGCCCAACTATTTTGTACGGTCCGCCGTGTCAACACCCTCTGAACTCGTTCGACAGGGGGTGTTGACACATGTCCCGATGCCGGCGTAGTCTTCTACTTGTCAGCACAACGAAGAACACAACGAAGGAGCACACCATGTCGAACACCTACCGCACCGAGATTCTGAACAACGCCGGCGAGTTCGTCGCGGTCGGCCCGACGGTCCAGGGCCGCGCGACCACCGCTCGCAGCGCCGCACAGAAGGCGGCGCAGTGGTACAGCGTCAACTACGCCGTGAGCATCACTACCTACCGCGCGAGCGCCTCGAACGTCGCCGACGCGGCCGACAACTTCACCCAGCCGGCCACGGTGATCCTGGACCGCTGATCGCCCCACCCGCAGCCCCGGCCAACCGGTCGGGGCTTTCCTGTGCCCACACATAGGACCGTACAAAATAGTTGGGCGACGTGGGTCAAGTCCGTTACCGCACAAAACAGTTGGGGAAATAGACGGGTGTTGATATGTTGAAATATCGGACATTGAGGATCCACGACACCCGGTGTCCGTACGCGTAGGATGATCGTCACGTCTCGGGAGGACACCATGATCCACATGCGCGGCAGATCGTGATCCCCGTCCACGCGGTGATCGTCACCCACAACAGGCCGGACGACCTGCGGGACTGCGTCGCGGCGCTCGCGCCGCAGGTGCACCACGTGGTCGTGATCGACAACGCGAGCGATCCCCGGGTGACCGCGTTCGACGGCATCGACTGTCTGATCATGGATTACGAGCAACCGCCGAACCTGTCGCGCCTATGGAACGACGGTCTCTCTCGTTCCGCCGGAGTCGCGGCGTACAACCGCGCCGCACGGTGGGACACCCTTGTCGTCAACGACGACTTCATCGCAGGCCCCGGGTTCGTCGACGGTCTTCAGTCCCCGTTGCGCGGCACCCACGCCGTTCTCGTGTCCCCGTACGCGTTCGACGGTACGAGCGGTCACGGCGCCGATCGCGTGGACGTGTACGAGGCACCGGGCACCCTGGCTCACTCGGGAACGCGGATGGCCGGGTTCGCGTGGATGATCAAGGGTGAATCCGGGTTGCGGGTCGACGAGTCCATTCGGTGGTGGTACGGAGACGACGACATCGCGCAGCAAGCCTGCGGCGCGGGCGGTCGCCTCGTGGTGCACGGGACGACGTGGGAACATCGACACCCTGACGAGGGGACGACGTCACATCCCGAGTTGGCCGAGCAGGCCGGCCGCGACAGGGTGACGTTCGTGGACAAGTGGGGATTCCAACCGTGGTGAGGGGGAGCGATGCACGCGGAAGCGTATGAGGCGGTCGGCGACATGGTGAAGGACTCGGGGATCGACTTCCGTGAAGCCGTCTACATGGTCGACGACGACGGGAACGACTACGCGGACGCGTGGCGTGGGTTGGACATCGGCGGTCGTGATGTCAACGGCACCGCACGAGCGTGGTTCCCGCACACTCTGTGGCAGGGACTCGACATCCGTCCGGGTCCGGGCGTGGACATCGTGGCCGACGCCACCGTGTGGGGCGCCGACGTGGCCGCGTGGGACTTCGTCCTGTCCACGGAGTGCCTCGAACACGTGGAGCACTGGCGCGGCGTCGTCCGTGCCGCCGCGTCCGCCCTGGACCCGGAAGGCCCGATGCTCGCTTTCTTCACGGCCGCGTCCACGGGGCGCGGCGCGCACGGGGCGTCGGGGGAACACACCCCGCCCCCGGGCGAGTGGTACGGCAACGTGGCGCCGAACGACCTCTCGGACGAGTTGGGCAAGTGGTTCGAGTTCGTCGCCGTCCGCTACAACCCGAACCCGGGTGACGTGTACGCGTGGGCGCGTGGGGTCAAGCGATGATCGCGCTCGTCACGATCGTGGCCGTCTGCCTGACCACTTATCGCGTTACGCGGTTGATCACGCTTGACGCCTTCCCGCTCTTCGCCGCGCCGCGTGATCGCGTCCTGCGTCGATTCGGTGAGGATCACTGGTTCTCGTACCTGATCACGTGCATGTGGTGCGCGTCGGTGTACGTGTCGGCGGGCGTCGTGCTGGTGACGGCTCAGTTCGTATCCGTACCATTGCCCTGGTTGGTGTGGCCCACGGCGTCCGCCGTGACTGGGTACATGGCGGTGTTCGAACCGGAGGAGTGATCTCGTGGCCAGTCGTTGGACATTGGGCCGACGGGAGCGGATCGACGTTCCGCCGACCGTGAGCGAGACGCTCACCGCAGCCGCGACGCTGATCGAGAACGCCCGGACGCTGTACATCCAGCGGGACGCGTGGCAAGCGGAAGCATGGGCCTACTACCACACCCAGGGCGAGTATAGGTACGCGGTCGACTGGTGCGCTTCGGCCAACTCACGGGTGCGTCTGCGCGCCGCGCGGATGGATCCGGGCGCGGACGAACCGGAGATCATCGACTCGGGTCCGGTCGCCGACATCGTGAACGGGATCGGTGGTGGGCCCGGCGGTCAAGCCCAACTCATGTCCCGATTCACCACCTTGCTCCAAGTGCCGGGCGACTCGTACGGCCTCGTGTCGGGTACGAGCGACGCGTCACGGTGGGAGGTCTACGCCGCTTCGATCATCAAGAAATCCGGCACGAGCCTCCAAGTACAGACCGGACAGAGCGAGTGGGAGACGGTACCGCCGGACAAGGTCCCTGTCCGCGTGTTCAACCCCGATGCCCAATTCCCCTGGTTGGCCACGTCGCCGTCTCAGTCGGTCATCGGTGTGCTGGGTGAGATCGACCTGTACAACCGGCACATCATCACCACGTTGACGTCTCGACTGGCATCCAACGGTCTGCTCATCCTGCCCCAGGAGATGTCGTTCGCGGGCGCGGCGACGAGCGCCCAAGCCCCGAACGCGCTGGTGCCTCAGTTGATCGAGGTCGCCTCACAGGCGATCAAGAACCCGGGCAGCGCCGCAGCCGCGATCCCCATTCCGCTTGAGGTACCGGCGCAGTTCGCCGACGTGATCCGTCATCTGTCGTTTGCGTCCGAGGTGTCAGACAAGATCTTGGACGCGCGGGACAAGGCACTCACCCGACTGGCCCGTTCCCTCAACGTGCCGGCCGAGATCCTCACCGGAATCGGTGGGGTGAACCACTGGGGCGCGTGGCAGATCGAGGATTCGGCTATCAAGATCCATCTCTCGCCGATCATCGAAACGATCTGCGACGGCATGACGGTCGGGTACCTGGAACCCGCGTTGAAGGCCGCGAGGATCCTCCCCGAGGATTCTCGTTCGCGGTACGTGGTCTGGTACGACGTGTCCGAGCTCCAACAAAAGCCGGACCTTGGCGAACGCGCCGTACAGCTTCACGACCGCGTGGCGATCACGGACGAGGCCCTTCGTGCCGCGACAGGTATGGACGAGGGCGCCAAGCCCACGCCCGAACAGGCGCGTCAGCAGATCCTTACCCGTCTCGCCTACAACGGCCAGGCGATCACGGACGCGCTGACCGCACTCACAGGAACCCCCGCATCGGTGCCTTCGACCACCGCGCCCACCGGTGAGCGTGCCAATCCTCCCGGCACCGACGAAGGCGCCGATGCGGGCGGCACACCGGTGATCCCGGACACGATCGCCGACATGCCCCAACCGACGGAGAGCGGGACATGAGCGTCCCCGTCGTCCCCATCCCGCGCGCCGAATTGGACGCGATCGGGATGCGGTTCGCGGCCGAGGTCGTGGCGGCCATGGACGCCACCCTGGCGGAGATGCTGGACGGGATCCCGGACCGCGTCACGGCCGCCGCGTGGCTGGACGCGTTCCGTCGTAACCCGCGTCTGCCCACCGACACCGACGCGGCGGCCATCCCCACCATCTGGCGTCGTCGCGTCGCCGGCCTGTCCCGCCGCGTGTTCGACGTGTTCGCCCGGTCGGCGGTCGCCACCCGCGATCAGTCTTCGGCAGCCGCGTACGTGCCGGACGACTGGGCTGCTCGCGTCGAAGCGGGCATGCCGAGTGTGGCCGTCCCAACCGTCCGGGACTGGCGGGACATGGTGACGGCGGGAACGCCGTTCATCCCGCCGCGTACCGCCGACCCGGTCATGGAGACCGTGCGCCGCAACCTGTCGACCATCGGTGACGACCTGTGGGTGGACGTCGCGGCTGCCATCCAGGCGGGACGCGACGCGAACGAGGGTGTCGAACAGGTCACAGCCAGGATCCAGGCCGTGTTGAACAACGCGCAGTGGAAGGCCCGAAGGATAGCGCGCACCGAGATCACGCGCGGCGCCAACGCCGCGTCTCTCGCACAGACGATGCACAGCGGGTATCTGGGTGAGAAGGTCTGGTCATCGAACACGGACAGCCGGGTACGCCCCGCCCATCTGGAGACCAACGAGCAGGCGCGACCACTCAACGACACGTTCGACGTGGGCGGGTTCCCGATGCTGTACCCGGGAGACCCCACGGCGCCGCCCGAACTTACGATCAACTGTCGGTGCGACATGATCTATGCCCTTACCGCCGAACAGGCGTTGCCGTGGATGTCCGGCATCGGCGAGGGTGGACCGCCGGCCGACTCCGTCGCGGAACAGGCGTGGGACTTCGAGGAGTGGGAGACGCTCGTGGCGTCGGACGAAACGATCAACGCGCAGTCGACGATGCCCGAGCAACTCAAGCGGTACTGGTTGTCCGGTGAGGGAGCGGCACTGATCGGGTGGGGTACACCGGGTTCGTTCACGCGGTGCGTGAACGCGTTGCGGGACGACTTCCCCAAGGATCCCGAGGGGCTGTGCGCCAACCTCGAACACGAGGCAACGGGACATTGGCCGGGCGAGGGTCGCGGTGCCAAGACCAGCGTGAACGCGGGTCACACGGGCGCCATGATCGCTCTTGTCCCGCGCCCCGAGGATGCGGCACGGTTCGCGCGGGTCGGTGGCGAACCGGTCGATCAGTTGCACGTGACGATGGCGTTCCTTGGCGACGCGGTTGACTGGACTCCCGAGCAACGTGTGGACGTGATCGGTCGCATGCGTGACACTTACGCAGGGCGCGGCGTGGTCGACGCGGACGCCTTCAGCGTCAACGTGTTCAACCCGGGTACGACGAACGATCGTGAACCGTGTCTCGTCATGGGCCTCTCGGGTGACACGCTCCCCGGCATCCACGGTGGCGTCCACGAGGTGCTCGGAGATCCCCCCATTCCCGAGCAACACACCCCGTTCGTGCCTCACATGACGCTGCGGTACATGCCGGACGCGGTGAACGAGGAGATGGGCGCGCACGCGGCGGAAGCCATGGGGCTCGTCGGCCCGGTCACGTTCGATCGCCTGCGGGTGGCGTTCGCGGACGACGTGTACGACATCATGCTCACCCCCGCCGCATCGGGGATGGTCGGCGATTACCCGGACGTCGAAGACCTCCTCGAACCCGATGAAGTCGCGGAGCCGGACAACATGGTCGACTGGACAGGCCCACTTCCCTCGGTCGACGAAGACGGCGCGTGGTCGGGTGTGCTCACCGTGGAAGGCATCCCTTCGGGTGACGGTCGACTGTTCATGCCCGGGTCGCTGGACGTGGCCCCCCTCCCCCTCCCGCTACGGTGGCAGAAAGAGGACGCGCCCGAGCACCAAGGTGCGGTGATCGTCGGGAGGATCGACGACATCTGGCGTGACGGCCCGAACATCATGGCCAACGGTGTTCTCGACATGGAGGACGAAGACGGTCTTGAGGTGTTCCGTAAGATGCGAGGTCGCTTCCTGCGGGGTGTCTCGATCGAAGCGGACATGATCGACGGTGAGATCATGGGCGACGGCATCACCTCACCCGAGACCGAGGTCTATCAGGCCGGCCGTATCCGTGGGGCAACGCTCCTCGCGATCCCCGCCTACGTTGAGGGAGAGATCATGTTGAAGGATCAACCGGCGGCCGTGATCGCGTGCGGCTGCGACGTCGTCGACCCGGACACCGATCACACCATCGTCATCCGCAACACGCCGCCCTCCGAGTGGTTCACCGAGCCGCGTGATGTGGAGATGCACGGCGCACTGACCGTGACGGACCAGGGCCGTGTATACGGTCTCCTCGCCCCCGACGGCGTGGCCCACCGATCGTTCGGCGACCGGGACGTCCACGTCCCCCGCCGCGTCGACTACGCCGCGTTCCTGGGTGGAGAGACGCTCGTCGCGGGTGGCGGCCGGGTGGTCACCGGACCCATCACGATGAACTGCGGCCACGCGTCCACCGGGTACGGCGTAGGTACCGACGCTGCCATGGAGCACTACGACAACACATGCTCCGTGGTTGCCAACATCACCGTCGGGGAGAACACGCGTGGTGTGTGGGTGGCAGGCGCTCTTCGCCCCGGTGTCACCCCCGAACAAGTCGTCACGATGATGGGCTGTCGCCTCTCGGGCGACTGGCGTCCGCATCGCCGTGACGCGGGCAAGCGTGAGCTGGCCGCCGCACTCCTGGTCCCGGTGCCCGGGTTCGCCGAAGCGCGCGGACGGGCGAGCGTCATGGTCGCCTCCGGTGAGATGGTCACGTCATCGATCCCGGTGGAATTCACCGTAAGCGCCGCGCCGCAGCCGCCGGCCCCGCGTGACGTGATCCGCCTGTCGTTGCGGCGTAGGCTGGGTACGGACAGGGAGTCGCGGCGTGCGGCACTGGCCGAACGATTCGGGAGGATTTGATCATGGCGTGTTGTGGGCGGGCCAATCGACAGCAGCAAGCGGAGTCCCTTGCGGTCGCGGCACAACAGGAGGCCGAGCGACAGGCACAGCGGGCGGCCGAGAATCTCGCGCTGTCGCAGGTCGTACAGGTCGCGGCGGAAGAGGCTGTTGCCGCGTTCGTCGCGCCTGACACGGCCGACGAGGTGTCCGCGAGGACGCTGCGTCGACGTCGTGCCCGTGAGCGAGGCATCGACGAGTAGCCTGACCACGTCGTGCCATCTGTGGTGTGCGACGAAAGAAGACCCCGTCTCAACTGAGACGGGGTCTTCTTTGTGCCCGGGTGTACCTTGACAGCGAGTAGTGTCACAATCGATCTGTCAAGATCCTCTACCCGCTTGGGGCGCATCGTGAGTGGAACGACCATCCCGGAGAGCTTCACCGCGCTGACCCCGGGCGAACTTGAGGCGTTCAACGCCGCCGCGCGTGACGAGGCGAACGCGCTGCTCGAATCCGAAGAGGCGACGGAAGAGTCACTCGCCCGTGCGACCGAACTCCTGGACGCGATCGACGCGGCGGGCGAAGAGATCGCGCGGCGCGCCACGGTCGCGGCGGAAGCGACCGCCAAGCGGGACGCGCTCCGTGAGCGTGCCAAGCCGGCCGTCGTGGAAGAGCCCGCCGCAGAGACGACCACCGTGGAAGAGCCCGCCGCAGAGACGACCACCGTGGAAGAGGCCCCGGAAGGGGAGACCGTGACCGTTCCGGACAGCCCGGCCGAACTCTCCGAGTTGGTCGCGGCAGCGACCACCGCAGCGGTCGCTGCCGCGCTCACGCACTACTCGCCCGCGACCACGCGTCCCGCGATCGAGACGCGGACGGCGAAGCTCAACCCGACGATGGCCGAGATCAAGGCGCGTGCGCCGCAGGTCGAAGGCCCCCGTTCGGAGAGCGTGCTTGTCGCGTCGTCCGACATCCCGGGGTTCACCGCAGGCGCGTCGATCACCGACGGCGCGGCGCTCACGCAGGCCGTCATTGCCCGATCCAAGCACCTGCGCCCGGTACACGGTGGCGGGGAGCGCGTCCCGATCGCGTCGTTCCAGCGCGAACACAAGATCGTTATGAGTCCCTCGTACGACAGGGACAAGTTCGAGACGCTGCTGTCCCGCAGCAACGACATGGAAGCGCTCGTTGCGGCCGGCGGTTGGTGCGCGCCGTCGCAGATCGACTACAACCTGTTCAACATCGTGTGCACCAACGCGGAAGGTCTCATCGACCTCCCGACCACGGGCATCGAGCGCGGCGGACTGCGGTGGCCGATCAGCCCCACGTTCGCGGAGGTCGCGGCGTCCGACGGCCTGTGGCACTGGACCGAAACTCAGGACGTGGCCGCCGTCACCGGCACCGCGCAGTCCGGGGTCAAGACCTGTGACCGCGCGCCGTGCCCGGACTTCCTCGAAGCTCGTCTGGCCTGTGACGGCATCTGCCTCACTGCCGGCAACCTGACGAGTGACGCGTACCCGGAGACGATCGACAACTTCCTGACGCTGCTCCAAGCGGCCAACGCCCACAAGATCAACGGGCTTCGCATCGCGCAGCTCATCGCCTCGTCGATCGCCGTGTCCGGGTTCACCGGGCTGGGCGCCCCCGCGTCCGGCGTCGTGGCCAACGTACTCGGTGCCATCGAACTACAGGCCATCGACTACCGCGAGCTGTACCGCATGTGTGAGACGGCCGTGCTTGAGGTCGTCCTCCCGCGTTGGCTGCGGGGCACCATGCGCAGCGACCTGCGGCGCCGTACCGGCGTACAGATCGAGGCGTACAACGACGCCACGCTGATGAGTCTGTTCGACGCGCTCAACGTCCGCGTCCAGTGGGTCACCGACTGGCAGTCCGGCGCGGCCGGATTCCCGGGCGGTCCGACCCCCGCGCTTCTGTGGCCGTCCACCGTCCAGTTCATGATCTTTGCTCCGGGGACGTTCATCCTCGGGCAGGGCATGACCCTGGATCTGGGCGTCATCCGGGACAGCACTCTCAACTCGACGAACGACTACACGGCCGCGTGGATGGAAGAGTGCTGGCTGATCGCGCAGCGTGGTCACCAGTCCCGTTTGGTCACCGTGAACATCTGCCCGAACGGTACGACCGGCGCGGCCAACTACGTTGCCTGCAACGTCTGATCCCGACACCAACCAACGGACAGGAGGTGTGAGCCATGGTCGGAGCACCGCGATTCTTCGTGGACCCGCCGGGCTTCACGCAATCCCCGTACGGTCTGCTGTCGGTTGTCGAGAACCGGACCGCAAGTTCGCCCCGTTGGCAAATGGGTGTTCAGTGGGACGAGTTCTGCGGTCCGGTGGGAACGACGTACGAAGGGTGCTTCACCGCGACGCCCGCCACCTCGGGTGCAGCCGCGCCCAAGGTGGCCACATCGGGTGAGGAGACGTTCGGCGCCACGCCGTTCACGATCTACTCGCGCATCGACTGTTCCGCCCCCGGGTTCATCGAGAACTCGGAGGTGGACGCGGCGCAGGTTCTCACCCGATGGGAACAGTGGCAGATCGAGAACACGTTCTGGACAGGGATCGCGGGCGGCGTGCCGAACGTCGCGTTTCCTCACCTGGCCGCGAACGCCCCCGTGTTCGAAGGGTTCGGCGCGAAGACCACCCTCCAGATGGCCGCGACCGTCCCGGTCACCGGGGCCATGGATCCGGCGACCGCGCTGGGTGTGGTGGAGAACGGGTTGGCCGACTGCTACCCCGGTGTGGGCGTGATCCACATCCCCGCCGAACTCTTGCCCCGGTTTGTGGAGGCGTACGTCATCGTCCGCGACGGGCCGCGCCTGAAGACCCTCGCGGGCAACCTCGTGTCGGCGGGCAGTGGCTACCCGAACACGTCACCCGCAGGCGTACCAACCCCCGTCACGCCTGCGGGTGGCGGTTGGATCTACGCGACGCCGCCTGTGTTCCTCTACCGAGGGGCTCTGCGCACGCTCACCGCGCGCGAGACTCTCGATCGTTCTGTCAACACCGTGGAAGCGCTGTCCGAACGGACTGTGCTTCTGGGGTACTCGTGCTGTCTCGTGGCCGCACCCGTGGCACCGCCCACATAGGGAGTGATGTGAATGGCTGCCATCTGTGTAGCCCCGATCAAGGCGCGCGTGCTGCGTCTGATCAAGGTCAACGAGTGCGGTGTACCCGTGTCGGGAGTCGGCAGCGCCGTCTCCGTGTTCGGCGGGTTCATCTCCGTGGCCGTGTCCCCTCAGTACGAGGAGGGTACGGAGTACATCCAGAAGACGGCCAACGGCGATCTCTGCGTGAACGACAAGGACCCGAACGAACTCAAGCGGGTCAACCTCACCATCACGCTGTGCACGATGGATCCGGACATGATCTCCATCGTCACGAGTGAGCGGCTCCTGACGGCCGGCGCCCCGGCCACCGGAACCGGCGTGGCCTACGGCGAGGGCACCCTTACCGGTCGGTACAGCCTTGAGGTGTGGCAGCCGATCAGCGGCGCCGGCGCGTGTGCGGCGGGCGGTCTGGCTCAGTACATGTACTGGCTGTTCGGGAACGTCGGCAACACGATGGTCGGTGACTGGACGTTCGAGCAAGGCGTGATGACCTTCAACTTCACGTCCGAGACGAAGTCCTGGTATCCCGCGTGGCCCACGTCCATCGGGGCGCTGACCACGGGTCTGGGCACGAATGTGCTCCTCGCGGGTGAGCACTTCCTGCACAACGTCACCACGGTCGCGCCGCCTCTCGCGGTGTGCGGCGCCGTCCCGCTGTAGCCGTACCGTCGGCCCCCTCACCGCGTGGTGAGGGGGCCTCACCTCGAAAGGGTGGACCGTGGCCAACTGGATTGCCAACATCTCCAAGGGACGGTTCGCCGCGCGCGCCGACCTTCCCGCAGCGTCGGACGCGTTGATCGTCATCCCGCTCGAAGCGGCCGGGCTTGAGGCGGACGCAACCCTGAAGGATTACACGACGGTCGCGGCGCTCTTGGCGGGTACCACCAACGAGCAGACCGTGATGGGTCGCAAGACCGCCACGGGCGTGACGGTCACGGTCAACAACACCACCGACCGCAACGTGGTGGACATCGACGACGTGACGTGGTCACTCGCCACGGGCAACCCGCTGGGAGCACTCCTCGTGGCGTACGACCCGGACACCGGGGGCGGGACCGACGCCGACCTGATCCCGTTGGTCAAGGTCGACTTCGTCGTCACCCCGGACGGGACCGACATCATCGCGGCGATCAACACGGCCGGGTTGGCTCAGGCCACGGACTAGGGAGTGACGTGGCCGAATCGATCTTCACCGTTCAGACCCCGGCCAACGTCGACGAGGACGACGGGGTTCAACTGACCCTGGGTACGCGCTTCGTCCCCGCCGTGAACGGGACGATCACGGCCATCCGGTGGTTCTTCCCCGCGTCCCCCACGGCCGGAACGATCAACGGCCGGTTGTACTCGTGGACGTCGAACACAGTGGGCACGCTGCTTGGGAGTGCCGATTTCATCGGCCCCACGCCGGGCGCGTGGAACACGACCGCCGTGTCCGTCCCGGTGATCGCCGGTCAACCGTACGTCACGGCCGTGTACACCCCGTTGGGGGAGTACGTGTCAACAGCCGCGCTGTTCGCGTCCGCGATCACCAACGGGAACTTGACCGCCACGGCCGACTCTCCCACGGAGGAGAACGGCAAGTTCATCTTGGGGAACGGTTACCCCGACGACTCGTTCAACGGCAACGGCTACTTCGTCGACGTCGTGTTCGAGGCGTCGTCCGGGGCCGTGACCGGCAACGCCGGCCCCGCGAACGAGACGGACACGGTCAACCCGGTCGCAGTGCGCAAGTCCTTGACCACGGTTACGGCCACGGAGCACGACACGGCCAACGCCGTATCGGGGGTCAAGGTCGCGGCCACGGTTACGGCCGATGAGGCGGACACGGTTAACGCGGTCACGGCGGCCAAGTCCGTGACCACGGTCACGGCCAACGAGGCGGACACGGCCAACGCCGTGACCGTGCACAAGTCGATCACCGTAGGGTTGGCCACGGAGCACGACACGGTCAACGCCGTGACCCCGATCGGAGGAGGGACGGCCACTGTGACCACGTTCGTGGACGGCCCGTGTGACGTGTGGCCCGTGCTGTGGCCATGCCCCATGTCCGCCGAGGTCATGGCCGTGACCGGCGTCGCGCTGCAAGCGGCCACCGATCTTCTGTGGGTCCGCTCGGGCCGACGCTTCTCGCTGTGCTCGACGACCATGCGCCCGTGCCGCAGCGACTGCGAGGACGGGACGTACCTGTACGACGGATGGTGGGCTTGGCCCACCTACCCGCGTCCACGCTTCTACCAGGGCGTGTGGACGAACGTGGTCTGCGGGCTCTGCTCGGACGGTGGCTGCTCGTGCACGCGGGTGTCCCGCGTGCGGCTCCCGGTTCCGGTCAGCTCGATCACGTCCGTGATCATCGACGGTGAATCGTTGCCCGCGTCGGCCTATCAGCTCTACGACTACCGCGAGCTGATCCGGCAGGACGGTCACGAGTGGCCCCGCTGCAACAACCTGTCGGTCCCCGACGGGAGCCCGGGTACGTGGTCGGTCACGGCCGTATACGGCGAGGACGTCCCCGTCCTGGGACGCATCGCGGTCGGCGAGTTGGCGTTCGAGATCGCCCGCGCGCTAGCGTGCGACGCTTCGTGCCAGCTTCCCCAACCAGTGCAGCAGCTCACACGACAGGGTGTGAGCATGTCGTTCCTGGATCCCAACGAGGTGTTCGCGGCGGGACGTCTCGGACTGCGCATGTCCGACCTGTTCCTGTCGACGTACAACCCGGACGGCCTGCGGGCGCAAGCCCGGGTGTACAGCGTGGACAACCCGTTTGGGAGAATCCCCACATGATCTTCTCTCGCGATGCCCTGTGGGCCGTCCTCGAACGCGTCCGCGACTGCGCGTTCGAAGGGATGTCGTCGACTGCGGCCGGGGCGCCCGGTCGATCGTGCGTCGTCCCCGGTGAGATCGTCTGGGACGACTGCACCTGTGGCATGCTCGCGGTCACCTGGCGCGTGATGGGCACCGGGTCCGTGTTCCCGGTGATCGATGCCGAGAACCCGCAGTCGAACTGCGGCCCCCGGTACATGATGGTCCAGTTGGCCATTGCCTCCCTTCGATGCGCCGCATCCCCGGACACCAACGGCAACTCACCCACGTGTGAGGCGTTGGAGGACGACTCGTTCCAGATGCTCTCGGACGCGGTCGCCGTCCGCGACATGGTGACGTGCTGCGTCCGCGACCTCCATACCACGTTCCAGATCGCGGAGTACTCGATCGGTCAGACCCTTCCCGCCGGCCCCGAGGGCGCGTGCGTGGGGTCGACACTCGATCTGTCGATCGGGTTCACGCGGGGTGACTGCTGTGGCTAGGTCCACGGTGAACACCGTGTACGACCGCAACTCGATCAACAACATGTTGCACTCGTCCAACGGAATGACCGGTCGTGAGATCACTCGGCGCGGCGAACGCGTGCTCGCTCGCGCCAAGGAACTCGTCGGGTACGACTCCGGAAGACTTCACAACTCGCTTCGGCTGTCGCGTTCCACGGTCGGTGGTGAGGTCGCCGTCACGATCTCAACCCCACTCAAGTACGCCCGCTACCACCATGACGGGACAGGAATCTTCGGCCGCACCGGACAACCGATCAGGCCCGTGTCCGCCAAGGCGTTGCGGTTCAAGCCGCGCGGATCGACCGGATTCGTGTTCGCCGCGTCCGTGCGAGGCTCCCGCCCCAACCCGTTCATGCGCGAGGCACTCGAAGCGGCGGCCGACCCCGGGCTGATCGCCCGTGCCCGCAGTCTCCTCGGTCGTCTCGCCGGAAGGAACGGCGCGCCGGCCGCCGGTATCCGCGCGGGCCGTGACGCCGCCAAGATCCCCGGTGCGGGACCGCGCCCCGCACGTACCCCGTCTCCCCGCCGTCGCGCCGCGCCCCGACAGGGCAACGGTGGATGGCAGCGCAATGTGTCGGGTGGGAGATCGGCGGCGCGAGATACTGGGTGGGAACGTGGCGTGGGCCCTGGTCCGAGACGGCGCAGGAACGATTGATGGGGAGTGGGACGTGAGCAGTCCGGTAGAGATGAAGGACTTCACCAAAAAGCGCGAGCCGATCTGGTTCCGGATCAACGGTGTCGCGCTGCGCGCCAAGCCGGCTATCGGGATGGCCACGGTGCAGCGTGCGATGAACCTCAACGAGTCGTTGTCGTCGTCGGCCGGTGGCGAGAAGTTGGCGAAGCTCTCCGAGTTGTTCGGGATCCTTCTGCATCGTGACTCGCTGGCCGACTTCGAGCGGGTCGTGGCGGACGAGGACGACCCGGTTGACCCGAGTCAACTCGCGGACATGCTCCACTACGTCATGGAGCGGCAAGGGCTGCGCCCTACACAGCCGTTGCCGGAATCATCCGGGTCGCCGCTCAACGGGCAACCTGGCACTCATGGCGCGGATGGTGTCTTGCCCGTGGCATAGACCCGCTCGAACTGTGGTTGGCGGACGCGTTGGACCTGTTCCAACACTGGATCCTCACGGAGGCGGGGTTGGGCGAGGACATGCGGAAGCAGATCATGAACGAGTGGATCGGTGAACTGCATCACGATCGGAGCGTCCCTGTCGAGGACGAGTGGGCGCCGGCGTGGTGGAGGGGTGACGAGGAGGCGGCCATGACGTCGCGGATGGCAGCGATGACATTGGACGCGGCACGCAACAGGAGGTAGTCCGGTGACAACCCCGATCGGTTCCGCGTCGATCACGGTCCAGGCTGTGACGGACGCGTTTCAGAACAGCCTGACGGCGGACACCGATCGGGTGTTGGCATCGCTCGAACGGAACTTCGATCGGACGTGGGACAACCTCCGTCACACGGTGGACAACAACACCGATTTGATGGTGGTCACGTTCAACCAGGCGTCGGCCGACATCCAGGCCGAGATGCGCAACGCGGCTCAGTCGATCGAGCGGTCGTTCGAGCGAATCTCCACCACGAGCACCGACCGCCTTGAGGCGTCGTTCGCTCAGGCCGCCCGCGACATCGCCGCGTCGTTCGAGCGCGCGGGCGAGCAGAGTAGCGACCGCATGGACGCGGCCATGCTGAGCATGCGCGCCGAGATGGAGCGGACGTCGCTCGCCATCCAGCACGACGCGGACGACGCGGGCGACGCGATCGGATCCGAGATCTCTCGGGGTGTCCTGGTCGCCAATGCCGCGATGTCGCTGTTGCGGGACGGATCCGATCGAGCGTTGTCCGCCATCGGCGGACTGGGTGCCGGGTTGGTCGGCATGGCGGGGCGCGGCGTGAGCGCGTTCACGTCGATCAGCAAGGCGGCCGTGGCCGCGTCGCTCGGGATGGCCGCGTTCGTACAAGCGGGCGCGGCGGCCGTGGCCACCATGGAACAGCTCGCGGGGGTCGCTCTCGTGGCGCCCGCAGCCATCCTATCGTTCGCGGCCGTGACGAAGACCCTGGGTGTGGCGCTCCTCGGGGTGAAGGAAGCGATCAGCGCGTCGTTCAGCAACGACATGGAAGCGTTCACCGCTGCCATGGAGAAACTCCAACCCGCAGCGCAGGCGGCCGTGGCCGGGCTGTCCGGGGTGATCGCCCGGTTCCAATCGTTGAAGGGCGTCATCCAGGAGAACTTCTTCGATGGCCTCGCCGACCCTTTGCGCCGCTTCGGCGAGGCGGCCGAGGAGGTCGCGGCCAAGCGGCTGCCCAAGCTGTCGTCGGTCCTGGGCAATGTGGCGTCGGCGTTTTTGGACGCGGCGACCAAGAGCAACCTGTTCGCCGGAATCGACGCGGTGCTCGCCAAGACCACATCCGGTGTGGCCGGGCTCGAAGGTCCACTCTCCCGATTGGCGCCCGCGTTCGGTGGCCTGTTCCAGGTGGGCGCCGGGTTCATCGACCGCATGTACGCTTCTTTGGGAACGTTGATCGACCGCTTCGCCGTGTTCGTGTCCACGGCGGCCGGGGACGGCCGCATGGAGAAGTGGATCGACAACTCGCTCGAAGGGTTCCAACAACTCGGTCGGATCCTGGGGAACATCGGGTCGATCTTCACCAGTCTCTCGTTCAACGCGGGACAGGCCGGGGTGGGAATCCTGGGCATTCTGGAGAACATCACCCAGAAGCTCGACGAGGCGTTCGGCAGCGACACGGGGCAGGCGTTCCTGATCGCCTCGTTCGGATTGCTCGCACAGGTCATGGAAAGCCTGTCCATCGTCATGGGTCCGCTCGTTGAACTGTTCGCGACGTTCGCAACGATCATGGCTACGCGGCTGACGACGACCCTTCAGAATCTCGAACCGATCCTTCAAGGTGTGGCGAACGTCCTGGGAGGAGTGAGCGACAAGCTTCCCGGGATCAACGATCAGGCGAACGAAGCGGCACGGTCCGGATTCGGACTTCTCGCGGACAAGGCCGGTGACCTGTTCGCCGCGCTCGCCCCGGTCGGCCCCCTGTTCGAGGACTTCACGGCGAACCTGTCGAACGTAGGCGCCGGATTCGACGGTGCGTTCCTGGACTCCCTGATTCAGGGGTTCGCGGACCTGGCCGTCTCGCTCAGCGGCGCGACGCTGGACATCCTGGACTCACTGGTGCTCGCGGTCGCCGCGCTCGTCAAGGAACTCCCGCGTCTCCTCCCGATCGTCGGCGACGTGGCCGGTGCGTTCGGGAGCGTACTGGCGAGCGCGCTGGACGCGACCGTCGCATTGATCGATCCCTTGGTCACCACGCTCGAAGAGCTGACCCCCGCACTCGACTTCGTGGCCAACGCCATGGTCGCGTTGATCAGGATCGCAGGCGGTCTCCTCCAAGCGCTGTCGCCCCTGGTTGTCGCCATCGCCACCATCACGAGCATGTTCGCCACGGCGCTGAACCCTGCGGTGGCCGCCCTGCAACTCGTCTTCGCGGCCATCCAACCGTCGCTTCAGCGCATCTCGGATACCTTGGGCGGGGCGCTCACGCGCGCGTTCATCGGGCTGAAGCCGGGGATCGACGCGATCGTAGCCGGGTTCGTGATGCTGCTCCCGAAGGTCCAGGAGTTCATGCCACCACTCGAACAGTTGGCCGGCGCTCTGGCGCCGCTGATCGAGTTGTTGGGCCGACTCACGGGTGAGCTGATCGAGCGACTCGCCCCGGCCGTGTTCAGGATCATCGGCGCGTGGATCGACATGCGCGTCATGGTCCTGGAAGGACTCGTTCCGGTACTGGTCATCCTGATCGACTTCATCACGAACAACCTCGAACCCGCGTTCGACGCGCTCTTGCCGATCGTGGAAAAGGTCTTCAACGGGATAGCGGCAGCGGCCGAGTTGGGTGTTTCGATCGTTCAGCCGATCATGGAAACCTTCGTAGAAATCCTGTCGGTGATCCTCCCGTTCGCGATGGACTCCGCGAAGACCGCGATCAAGATTGTCTGGGACGCTATCGTCGTAATTGTCCAAGTTGCGTGGGATATCCTTTCCGGAATTTTCAATGTGATAACCAAATTCCTTTCCGGCGATTTCTCCGGTGCGTGGAATGCATTGACCGGAATGATAGGGAATGTATTCACGCATATCTGGGAATTCATAAAGTCGACGATAAACAATATCATCGAATTCTTTACCGGCGACGCGGTCAATCGATTGGGCGCGGCCGTGGGTGGAATGTTCGAAGCCGCGTTCAACACCGTGACCGGATGGATGACGAGTCTCTGGGAGAGCGTGACCGGCACCATCGGCGACATCGTCCAATGGTTCAAGGATCTTCCGACCAAGATCAAGGAAGCGGCCGGCAACGCCAAGGAATGGCTGAAGAGCATGGGCGAAGACATCCTGTTCGGACTGATCGAAGGACTCAAGAGCGCCGCGTCCGGGTTGAAGAACGTCGTCACCGACAACATCATCAACCCGATCAAGGGGTTCTTCTCGGACGCGTTCGACTTCGGGTCGCCGTCCAAGGTGACCAAGCAGTGGGGCAGTTGGATCGGCGAGGGCTTCGCCATCGGCATGACGGACGCGGAGGCCGAAGTGGTCGCGGCGGCCGAGGCGATCACCATGGCAGCCGCGATGCCGGGCATCAACCTCACCGGGGCGAGCGCCGCCAACCCGGGCATCACCGGGCCGCTGTCACCGGTCACCGGAGGTACGGCCACGGTCGCCCCGGGCGGCGCCGTGTTCGGCCCGGGAGCCATCCAGGTGGTGTTCTCGGGGGTCGTGCCCAGCGAGTCGCAGGCGTACGCCACAGGGCAGGCCGTAGGGTCGGGTATCGCGGACGAATTGGCGCGGCGTGACGCGCGCATGGCAGTGGGGACTCTCTGATGGCCCAGTACAACCCGAACGGCCCTGATGTCATCGGCAACGAATGGGTCGCGATCGTCCCGGCCGCGTACACGATGGACGCAGGAACCGAGCGCGGCTATCGGTTCGCGTCCACTGCGGGCGAGATTCCCACCTTCGGCCAGTTCTTCCTCGAAGCGGTGCCCGCGAACAACGTGGTCATCCAGTACCCGTTGCTGTCGATCTACGCGTCCGGTACCGAGGACGACGTGGGTGAGATCAAGACCGTGACCGTCCCCGTGTCGAGCGCATCTGTCACCGGCACGACGTCACCCCCGACGTCCGCCGAGATCGTCGCCGCGCTCGCGTCCCCGGCCGGCGGGGGCGGCGTGACGCTGACCTCCAACCCGTGCAAAATGGATCTCTCGTTCGACATGGCCTCCGTCAACGCGGAGTTGACGAACAAGCGGATCCTGAACGTCTCGATCGTGTACACGGCATCGGGTGGTTGGGCGAACATCGCCCTGGGCGGGGTGTTCAACAGCGTCAACTACCGGCCCACCAACGACGACGCGTATTACGGGTCCGGGAAACTGGACGCGTCCGGGACGATCTTCGCCGAAGACATCACGTCCGTATCACGGCTGTCCCTGGGTGAGATCAATCCGTTCGCCGTCGGGGGTTACTCGGGTAACGGATCACAGGCGTACCCGTGGCGCAACCAGGAATTGCAGCGGTTCGCGGCCGGCGGGGCGACGCCCATGCGCTTCCGTGTCTCCTCCACCACGCCCACGACGACGACGTTGCGGATCGAATACCTGGCGCTGGAGATCACCTACTGTGTGGAGAACCGTCTCCGCTACGGGTCGGCGTCGGTGGGCAACAACTCCGGGACGCTCTCACCCCCGAACAACGATTACACCATCGGCGACGCGGTCAACAACGTCGTCATGCGCACGTCCACCACGTTCGTCACCGGTACGGCGTTGCCCGTCGGGGAATACGCGCTCACCTCGTGCATCGCGGACGCGGGTGATCAGGTCCTTCCGTTCTTCGGCCTGTTCTTCGCGGAGGAGGGTGGCAAGCCCACGGCGCAGGCAGCCCGCGAGTTGTATCCGATGCCGAACAGCAAGCTACGCGGTATCGAGTTGGACCGCGCTTCGCGGGTGGGCGAAAAGTTCGACGTGGCCGAAACACGCATCCTGCCGTATCTCGCCTACTCGGACACCTACAACGGTTCGAGTCTGGCAAGCACCCACGCCTACGGCCGTGTCGTAGGTGCGCCGGTGTACGCAGGATCTTCGCTGACACAGTCGTTCCTAACGGGCACCGTGGATCCCACTCCCTACCCGTTCATCCGGTTCTGGGCGCGCCGGTTCAACGTCGACTGCACCAACGTCCCAGCGCTGACCGCGTCCGTCCTGACCGCGTCCGTGTCGATCACGTGCGCGGCGTTCCTGGCGCTGCCCGAGATCGCCGACGGATGGCGTCAGGTGACGCTACGGTTCCCTGCTCCCACGGTGGTGTCCACGAGTGAGACGATCACATGGTCCTCGCCCGCCGCGACCGGGGCGCAGTGGCAGGTACTCGTGGACAGGGGCTCCATCGGCCCCGGTGACAACAGTTCGAGCAACTACGCGACGTCGTTCGCGTCGCCCGTATATCCGCCCGTCGGCCTTCGCACCAACGAGGACGTCGCGTTCTATCTGGTCCAGGATCCCCCGACCGTCACCGGGGTGACCGCCTCCGTCGTCACGGCACCCCTGTCGCCGATCTCTCTGGACTGCGGCACGCCCGGCGGATGCATCCCCACAGGGATGTCTGCGGTGTCCCTGAACTGGACGTCGATCGCCACATCCGCACCGTCCGCCACAGGCACGTTCGGGTACTACGAGGTGCAGCGGCAGGACGACGTGGACGCGACGTGGCAGACGATCGCCACGTTGTACACCCTCGTGTCCACGTCGTTCCCCGATCGCGAGGCACGCGTGGGTGTCGCGTCCCGCTATCGGGTCCGCATGGTCACGGACTACGGCATCGCAGGACCGTTCTCTTCCACGGTGTCCGCCACGATTCCCGCCACCGACCCGTCCGTCTGGTTGTTCTCCAGTTCGTGGGACCTGTTCGGCATCTTCAATTTCGCGGCGATCGAAGTGGGCGACACCCAGCCACCGTTGAACCTGGCCTACTACGAGGGATCCGCCGTCACGTACCAGGAGATGTACGGTCGGAACAACCGCGTGGGGTTCCACGGCACGGAGCGCGGCGGGGAGGCGTTCACCGTGACGTTGCTCAGTAATCAGGGCATGGCGGTTCCCACGGCCATGGGCCCTCGGTTCGCCAACTTTCGTTCCCTGGCGTGGAACAGGATCGACTCGGTTTATTCGTGGACCAACCCGTACGTGTGCGTACGCAACGGCGAGGGTGATCGCTGGTTCGCGAGCGTGGAGATTCCCGCGTCCCGGTTCGACCGACGCAAGCCCACCGGCAACCACATCGAACATCTGAACGTAAACGTGATCGAAGTGCTTGACCTCCCCGTACCCGCCGACCTGGGGACAGCGCCGTGACCTCACCGCTCGACACGTCGGTCCCGCTCACCGAAGAGCCGCAAAGCCCGCTGTTCGACATGTACCGCCGTGGCTCCCGCGCGTCGACCTACCGGTTCGACCTCATCGGCGTGGACGGCTATCGCGACCCGGTACCGCTCACCCCGCTGAAAGGATCGTCGCCCACGCTGTCCCACGACACCGGGCGGACGATCAAGCGCACACTGTCCCTCGCGCTGGGGGTCACGGACACGGCGCGGTTCGACCCGATCTATCACCGGATCGAACCCGTCATGCTCATGTCCGGCCGCTCGTTCCCGCTCGGCCGGTACATGTGCGCCGATCGCACGAGGGCCGGGAGTACGGCGGGCGATCAGGCATCGCTGTCCCTGACCGACGAGTTCACCCAGATCAATCAACAGATCGAGCACGGGTTCTCGGCGTTGCAGCAAGGGTCCGGTCAACAGATCGGAGGCAACGGCCAGAACATCCGGACGATCGTGATCGCATTCCTGAACAAGTTCGAGCTGTTCAACGGGATTGCCTTGCAGGGCGGGCTGTCCACCGGGGTGACGAACTACCCGCAGACCGGTGGGCGTCTCACCGTGGAAGCAGACATCGAGAGTACGCAGTACTCCACCGACGCGGGGTGGCAGGCGGGCACGGCGGGCGGCACGATCGTCGAAGCCCTCGCGGTGGCGGGTGACTATTGGTCCCCGTGGATCGGGAACGACAAGGCGTTCCACATGATCCGCACGTTCGACCCCACCGACCGCGTCCCGCTCGTCGACTGGGACCGATTCGGCGAGGCCATCCGGGGGAGCGTCGCCTACTCCGACGACCTGTTGATCGCGCCGAATCGGTTCGTGGTGGTGAGCAATCAGGGCGTGGGGCAGAGCGCGGCTCAGCCCGTGGTCGGAAGGTACGACGTCCCGGCCGCCGCGCCCTGGTCGATCGCGAAGCGAGGCTTCGTCATCCCGGACGTGCGGGACATGCAGCTCCGTGACGAGAACCAGGCAACCGCCGTGGCGCGGTCGCTGGGGCGCCGCCAGACCGTGTTCGAGCGAGCGCAGGTGTCCACCCCTCCGGACCCCCGGCACGACTCGTACGACGTCGTTCTGTGGCGCGGCGAACGGTGGTTGGAGCTGGCCTGGACGATGACACTTCTCGAAGGTGCGCCGATGCAACACACGCTGCGAAAGGTGTACGACGATGCCCGATGAGCGAGCACAAGGCGCACCGGACATCACCCAGATCACTGCGTTGTTGAGGCAGGCCGATCGACTCGGGCTGACGTGGGGGCGCCGACCCGGCACGGTCGCAGCCACGGACGGCCTGTACACGCCGCGTCAGGTGAGCGTGGTCATGGACGGGGACGACGTCGGTGTCACGGTCGTCTCGCTCGTCGGTGATCTGGCGGTCGGCGACCGGGTCATGGTGGACCGCGTCCCACCCGCCGGGCTCTACGCCATCGCGATCATCGACACGAGCACGACACCCATGACCGCCGCGTCGACCGCGAACAGCGGGACGATCATCGCCGAGACGGTGTCGTTGACGATCCTGGGCGCGGTGCTGCGGGTGGGCGCCGCATACGAGCTGCGCGCCGGGACGCTGATCAACGGCGCTTCGCTCACGCCCGCGATCTACCGCGTCCGCCAGGGGGCGACCGTCGCCGGAACACTGTGGGCGACCGGCCCGGGATTCGGCGGTCTGGGCATCGTGAACGCCGACGCGCAGTGGACGGGGTATATCACGCCCACTGCGACGATGACCACGGACGTCTCCCTGACTCTCTCCTCGTCGCTGCTCGGGGTGGTTCATGTCGGCAACGCGCAGACCCCACGGTTCGTCAGCCTGCGGCGCGTCGGTGGTGCGGCGGCCTACCCCCAAGCGGTACCCGTGTCGTGACGTAGGATGATCGAGACCTGATCGTCTCTCCGGGAGTGGGCACCCATGACCGTTCATCGGCCGGGCATCACCGTATGCATCCCGTCCATCCCGCCACGAGCGCCGCGTCTGTTGCGTGCCATCGCGTCGGTGACGTCCCAGACTTTGCAACCTACCGCGTTGTCCGTGGCGATCGACCACCACCACGAGGGCGCCGGACCCACGCGGACACGCGCCGTACGCGCGGCATCGACCGAGTGGGTCGCGTTGCTCGACGACGACGACGTGTTCCGACCCCACCATCTGGCGACGTTGCACGGCGCGGCCATGGAGACCGGGGCGGACTTCGTATTCTCCTGGTTCACCATCCCCCCGCCGGGACGCGACCCGTTTCCGCAGCACTTCGGTAAAACCTTTGACCCGCTCAACCCGACGCACACCACGGTCACCGTACTGGTCCGTACGGCGTTGGCGCAGGACATCGGGTACGTCTCACCCGAGGGGGGCGACGGGGCGGGTGGATCGGGCGAAGACTGGAACTTCGTGCTCGGGTGCATCGACGCGGGCGCCAAGTTCCACCACGTACCGATGCGAACGTGGATCTGGAACCATTGGGCCGGCAACACGTCCGGCCGAGGGGATCGCTGGTGACCCGGGGCAGGCCGAAGGTAGCCGTGTACCCGGCCGACCCGTACGGGTGCGGCCACTTTCGGATGATCTACCCCGCGTCGATCCTGGCGTCACAGGGGCACGACGTCACGATCCTCACGCCGGGGGAGCGTGACGGGTTCAAGGCCGGCGTGGACGCGGCGGGCAACATCGTCCGCGTGGACGGGATCCCGCCGGGCACCGACGTGCTGATCATGCAACGCGTGGCCCACGGGGTGCTCGCCCGCGCGATCCCGGTCATCCGCAAGATGGGTGTGGCCGTCGTCGTCGACATGGATGACGATCTGTCCACGATCCACCCGAGCAACCCGGCGTTCGCGGGGCTCCATCCCAGGGCAGCCCACGACTTCTCGTGGGTGTCCGCCGCGAACGCGTGCCGTGACGCGACCATGGTGACGACGACGACGCGGGCACTGGAGAAGCGGTACACGCCGCGCACACGAGTCACTCGGGTCATCGACAACTACGTTCCCGACCACTACCACTCGATCCCCCACACGGACGTGGGCAGTGAGTTCGGGTACCCGGGTTCGCTGCATTCCCATCCGGACGACGTGCCGTTGCTCGGCCACGCGCCGCGCACCCTGGCCGACGAGGGGTTCACGTTCCGTGTGGTCGGGGACGGCGCCGGGTTCGATCGGGCACTCGGGTTGGAGTTCGAGCCGCCCGCGACGGGTGGCCTCCCGCTGGACGAGTGGCCACAGGCCGTGTCGGAGTTGGGCGTGGGTGTCGCCCCATTGGCGCAGTCCGCGTTCAACGACGGCAAGTCCCGGTTGAAGGTGCTGGAGATGTCTGCACTCGGCGTGCCGTGGGTGGCGTCGCCGCGTGTCGAGTACGAGCGCTTCCACCGACGGACGGGTGTGGGCTTCATGGCGAAGCGGCCCCGCGACTGGTTGCGCGCACTGCGAACGCTCATGACGAGCGAGGCCCTGCGGCGTGAGCAGGCCGAGATGGGGTGGGCCGCGACACAGTCGCTCACCTACGGCGGGAACTCGTGGCGTTGGATGGAAGCTTGGTCACACGCTGTAGACGTACAGCGGGGATACGCACGGAGCGTCACCTATCCGGGCGTACGATGATCGCGACAGGGAGGAACCTGACATGAGTTGGAATCCCAACGCGCACAAACGTGAGCTCCAGCCCGAGAGCGATGGTCAGCCGGCCATCAAGCCGACGCAGTTGATCATGCACTCGATCGCGGCGCCGTGGACGGGCGAGCGGATCTACGAATACTGGCGTGACTCCACCAATCTGGAGAGTCACTTCGGGGTGGCGTACGACGGCGCGCTGTGGCAGTACATCGGGACGCAGACCCGAGCGGACGCCAACGCGTCCGCCAATCGTCGAAGCGACGGGACAGGCGCCGTGTCCGTGGAGACGGCCAGCAACCTGGAACACACCGACCCGTGGACCGATCCCCAGGTCGACAGCCTGATCCGGCTGGGTACCTGGATGCATCACGAGCACGCCATCCCCCTGAGGATCTGTCGCACGTGGGACGATCCGGGATACGGCTACCACAGGTTGTTCGCCCAGTGGTCGTTGGGTGGTACGGCCTGTCCCGGCAACGCGCGCGTCGATCAGTTCCGTGGGGAGATCTTCCCCGGCATCGTCGCGGCGGTAGGCGGTCATCCTCCCACCGACGTCCCGGTGGTCGACCTTTCCCTGTCGGTCGCGGCGGCGCGCAGCAACCCCCCGGCCGCCGGTACCCCGGTCACCTACGCGGGCGTGAGGTACATCGAAAACGCCCTGGTCTCCGAGGGGCTGCTGTCCACTTCCCTCGCGGACGGGCATTACGGGACCTCCACCGTCACGGCCTACGCGGCGTGGCAACGGCGCTGCGGGTTCAGTGGCGCGGACGCCGACGGTATCCCCGGCATGACCACCCTGCGCCGTCTCGGCGCCGTACACGGATTCTCGGTGATCGCATGAGCGTCAATCCGACCATGTCGTTCCTGAAGGCCACGAGCGAACGAGCCGTCGGTCTGGCAGCCGGATCGCTCGCGTCGTTCATCATCGTGAACGGGGGTAGCTCGCCCGACGTCGGTGACATCGACTGGTCCAAGGGTCTCGGTATCGCGGGGGGAGCGGCGCTCCTGTCGGTCCTCGCGTCGTTCGTCAAGTCCTTCGTCGGCCCGGTCGGCCCGGGTCTCACGGAGACCGTGGTGGTGAGGGACGCGGGCGCGGACACAACGTGACGACCATCCCGGAGGGGTACGTGGTCATCACCTCCGGGGAGGTATATCGCGAAGTGCTCGCCACCAAGGACGCGGTCCACTCGTTGACCGCGCGGTTCGACGCGATCGTGGGTCACCTCCCCGATACGATCAAGGATCAGGAGACGCGGATACGCCATCTGGAGATGAGGGTGTGGATGGCTGCCGGCGTGGTCGCATTGATCATCTCGGCCGCAAGTGTCTGCGTCCCGCTGTTCACGTAGGAGAGACCCCCACCGAACAGGTGGGGGTCTCTCCGTGTACCGGTCAGAACAACTCCCTCGTCCCGCCGGGGTCGACCGCCGCACGCCGTCCCTCGCGCGTACGGTCGCGGGGTGCGGTGCGGCCGAGATGCGACATCCACTCCGCGTCGATGATCTCTTCGTCCTTGCTCATCAGGTGGTCGATGTTCCACCCTTCCTCCCCCAGATAGGCACGTACCCGTGCGCGGACGATATCGGACAGGGTGGTGCCGTTCGCCTTGGCTTGTTCGCGCGCGGCCAGGGTGAGCGCGTCGTCCTCCCTGAACGACCACCGCTTGGTCACTCCTTCCTTGCCGATTCGATTCGGTCGGTATGCCACTTCGCTGGAATCCATCGTTGCCATTCCTCTCGATTTCCCTGACTCTGTCATGACAACGCTATCACGGTACAAGGGCCGCGCCGTGTGACGCGGCCCCGTCCTACTCCCTCGGTCAGTGCTCGTCGACCCACGCGTTCATGGTCAGCCACCACGTATACGCGGGCGGGATGGCCTGCGAGATGCCGTGGCGGTCGTCGGTGTGGGTGATGCCCATGGCCCGCTTCCACTCCGTCGTCGATCCCTTTCCGCCACCGTTCCCGTACACCGGAAGATACGGGCCGTCGTACCACTTACCGTGTCGATGACCCTGGACACGGCCCCGGTGGGGAAGGTGCTTCGGTGGGGTGATCTTCAACCCGCCCCCGAGTTCGAAGTGGCGATGCCGCAGCACGCCGAGCCCGAACATCTCGCCGCACAGGGTGACGTCCCGGCGGATCTCCCCGCCCACGTTCTCCATGACGTACGGCCGACCCGTGCTTTCGAGAGCGTCCTTCGTGGCGTGGTACAGGTCCGGATAGACCTTGCCCTTGTTCGTTCCCTGGGTGAGCGTGCAATTGGTCTGACACGGATACGACGCGTGGATGAAGGCGAAGTCCCGGCCGCAGTCACGGATGTACGCGACCGCGTCGTCCAGCTTGAACAGGTCTCCCGGGTAGTCGTCCTGCGGCGCGATGTCCACGCCGGTAACGCTGGCCCACCCCGCCGACCGATATCCGGAGGTCGCCCCGCCGACGCCGCAGAACGCATCCAACAGTTGACCGCCGTCGGTCGCGATCGTGTCGAGCCGCATCACGCGCCTTCCCCGTTCATGGCTTCGATCGCATTGGCGATGTCAAGCATGTCGTCCCAGCACCCGCGACACATGCGGTCCTTGATCGTCTTTCCGCCGCGCGTCGCGAGCCGTGTCATCACGGTGATCGAGAAGACCTTGCACACGCGGCACACATAGGTGCTCACCACAGCCCACCCCTCACGGCGTCCTCAGCATCCCTGGTCCACTCGGCGTATAGGGCCATCTGTTCCTCGTATCCCTCACGATCGCGCTCACGGCACGACTCGCACATGTCCTTGACCTCCCTGTCGCCGCACGCCGCCTCGTGCGGGTACACGTCCTGACGCTTGTACCCGCAGACGTCGCACCTCTTGATCACCATTCCGAAGCACTCCCGCCCTTCAAGGGGTACGACTCGATCCACCCCACACACGCGACACCGCTTCGTTCGGCATCACGCATCAGGGTGGACAACCGCATCCGCGCCGTCTTGATGTCCACGTACGGGCGCGAGTAGCCGTGCGTGAACTCGGTACCCGACTCGATCGTCTCGATCACCGCGAAGTGCACCGTGACGGGGGCCTCTTCGCTCATGCCGTAGACACTCACTCGCCGGCCCCCGTCTTCTCGGCGCGCTTGGCGCACGGGTGGCACAGCCACTCGTCTTGCTCGCAACCACACAGGTCACCGCACGTCACGACGCGCAAATACGTAGACTCCTTGAACTGCTTGCACTGCGCACACCTGCGCTTGACCGGCATCACCCCACCACCTTGCGCTGCGAGGCGCAGCGGTCGCACAGCGATTCGGGTCGGTCGCTCGGGAACGGGCACCCGCACACGTCGGCGCTCGCGCACCTCACGACACGGATCCTCGTACTCGATTGGAACGTCCCGCAGGTCTCACACTTGGTCTTGCTCGGCATCGCCGTTCTCCCTCGTCTCGATCCTGGTCACGTCTCGCTCCACACCAACGGGCTCTTCTCCACGCGTGTCGACATGACCGTGTAGTTCAATCGGTTGCCGTCCTCGTCCCATCCGAAGAACGCTCCGGAACCGATCTCCCGGTTGACCGCCTGCAACGCCGCCGTCCGGTTCACGAAGGGGCCCACGTACTTCTCGAACGTCGTCCCGCCTGGACGTCGCCACACGACGACCCCTCGATACACGAACGACTCGCCACCTGCCAGACTGCGGCTCATGTTTGTTCCTCCCTAGTCGTCATCCTCGAACGTGAAGCCCAGTACCAGTTGCCCACCGTTCGCACTCTCGGCGAAGTAGGACGTCGTCACGTACATCTCTTCCGGGTCGCACTTGCGACAGTGGTTGTACGCCCGCAACCTCACGTCCCCGTACTTGTCCCGCGCGGTATACAAGGACTCGATCAGTTCTGTGATCGTCATGGAACAACGCTCGCTCATGCCTACCTCCCTTGTACTGACAGGAACCACGATACGGCAAGCCCCGGGGTGCGTCAACACCCCGGGGCTTGCCGTATCGTCGATCAGGCGTAGCAGCCGGCCCATGACGCTGCGGCCTTGCTACGGCCACACGTGATGTGCACCGGACGGGAGTCGGCGGGGAGGAACGCGGGGAACCAGTCGAACGTCATGGCCCTCATCACCTCTTCGCCGTACTCGTCGACCCGGTCGGCGGGGAACCCGAAGACCAATTCGTCGTGCACCGTGAACGCGAGGCAACGCCGCACCTCGGGTGCCAGGTCCAGAATCGACCGGCGCATGATGTCGCGGGTGGTTCCCTGCCCGATCAGCGCGGGACCCTGAGTCCAGCCCCGACCGACCTCGGGTCGCATCATCCGACCGAACCCGTTGTCGAGAAGCTCGCCCCGGTCGGCCTTGGCACGGACCCTCGCCCGCCACTCGTTGCGGATGGGGTAGGCGCGCTCCACCGCGTCGACGTATGTCTGTGCCAACTCGCGCGCCTCGTCGGCCGCCTTGCCCGTGGCGCCCGTGATCAGCTTGACCAGACCGGTGATCCCCATGCCGTAATTCTCGCCGTGGCCCGCCTTCTTGGCGATCTCCCGATAGGACGCGTCGCCGAAGACCATGATCGAGTTGGCCGTGTGGAAGTCCTGATCGCCCTCGAACAAGTCCATGTACGCGGGGTCCTGGCAGTGCGCCGCGACCGCGCGGGCGTCGACCTGGTCGTAGTCGAACGCGACCATCAGGTGTCCCTCGTCGGCGACGAACGACGCGCGCTCGCGTACCTTCCCACCGTGCTTGCCGAACACGCTCACGCCGCAGGACAGCCGGCCCGACGCCTGTTCGGGCGACATGCGCGGGTGATAGCGACCGTCGATCACGTTCTTGATCAGCGTCGCGTACACCACCCTCGCGCCGTTCGCCGTGTTCATCGCGTCCAGGATGCCCCGCAGTTCGGCGGGGCAGCGCTCGTTGTCGATGATCTTCTGCATGTCGACGACCTTCGTCGACAGCCGGCCCTTGGGTGTGCGCGGCGGGTTGGTCACCCCGAACCGTGACCACAGGTTGAGGACCCACGCGCGGCCGGCGGTCGTGGCGAACGGCGCGTCGTACGTCTTAATCGTCTCCGTACGCTCGATCGTGTAGTCGTCCGGGTCGATCCCTTGGACGACGTCCTTGGTCGGGCACGTGCAATCGTCGTCATCGGATCCGGGATAGGACTCGTGGTGCGAGCAGTCTCCCTCGTGGACGATCTCGGTACCACAGACGTACGAGGACGCCCCGGTCAGCACAGCCGCACGTTCGGCAACCCGACCTACGGCCGTACCCCCCTCCTTGCGGGTGATCCGAACCCTCTCGGTCACCTCCCGCAGCGGAAGGCCGTGTTCACTCCCCAGGACGGCAAGCGCATCGCGCTTGTGTGCCTCCTCCTCGGCGGCGCGCGCGGTCACGAGCGGGACGTCGAGCCTCACGCCGCGCAGCGTCATGCCACCACACGCGGCGAGGAAGTCGCGCTCGTCGTCGAGGTACCGCGATGTGGGAAGCAGGGGCCGTAGGTCGTTGAGCAACTGAACGTCCTGGATCAGGTACCGCCGATACTCCGCGTCGTCCGTGGGAATCAGGTGGTACCCGCCGTGCCTGTTCTTCAGGGCGCCCAAGTCGCCGTTCTTGCCGGCGCCCACCATCCTCGTACCGATCGAATCGAGATCGTAGTGAGTACGGTCGTTGCCCTTCTTGGCGGACGGCGGATCGAGTTGCCGGACGACAACCAACGTGTCGTCACACTTGGCCGCGAGACGTTCGTAGTCCGCGCCGTGGTGGCGGGCCAACCCGATCAGGTCGTAATTCAACCCGTTGTGCGCGCTGATGACGTCGGCCGCGTAGAGCACCCGTAGAAGCTCGTCCACGTCGGTGGTGACAGTGGGCGCCACACCGTCCACGCTGTACCCGCACAGCCGCGCCCAGGGCCCTTCCGTGGCCACGTCCCAGTCCATGAGTCGGTCACTGCCCGGGGTCTCCACATCGAACGTCACCACGCACGGCAGTTCGGCATCGTTCACGGTGTCTCCCTCGTTCGTGTCTGCACAGTCAGGCAAGGCTGCGCCGGCGGAGGGGGTGCTGTCAACAGGGGTCGTGGGTGTGGCGGGTGTGGGAAGTGTGGGTTCTGAAGCACCCTGCCCATACCCTTCTCTCTCTCCCACCCCCCAACCATCCATTCCACCCTTCTGACTGAGTGACACGTATGGAGAGGGTGCTTCAGAACCCACACTTCCCACACCGAACACACTCTCCGATGGTTGGTTTGATCCGGTGAAGGACAGTTCGTCCGTTTCGTCCCACTCACGCTCGGGTCGGAGCACCACGTTCAGCCCGATGTTCTTCCCTCGCGACCGAAGTCGCACCTCCACCACACCCGCGATCGACTCCAACGACCCGAGGAACGCGGTCCGCTTCATCGCCCCGGCGCCACCCTCACCCTCCAGCCAACGCAGGAAAGCCTGATACAGCGCCGTCTTACCTGTCCCCTCGTCGTCGCCCACCACGCGGCCGGGCGCCCCGGGGTGGACGCGGCACGTCCGCGACACCCACAGGGCCACGCGGTTGGAGGAGGTCTCGAACCGCTTCATCACGACGGGGTCGCCGACCGCGTACCGACCACGCGCGTCGAACCGCTGCCACGCCGCGACCCAACGGACCAGGATCCCCGGCAGCTCCGTCTGAATGCGGTCCTCGATCCGGGGATCCTCGGCGCCCGCGAACGATCGGGGGAACTCGAAGGGCTTGATCCGTTCCACGTAGGCGCGCGACGTCTCGTTCACGGTGGGCAGCGTGTTGGCACTGAACGCGAACAATGCCCGGTTGGTGAACGCGAACTGCGCGCCGTACTTGCGGTTGGCCTGGATGACGTCCTCACCGGTCATCCGCTTGAACAGGGACGTGTCGGTGACGTGTGCCGAGGAGACGTCCGCCGACGAGTTGAGCATCACGCCGTAGAGGTTGGCCGCCGCGAACCGATCCTCGGCCAACTGGTGCAGGTCCACGCCGCTCGTGTTGCGGGCGCCCGCCATCGACAGGGCGATCCGCAGGAACGTCGACTTGCCCGAGCGGGACGGACCGAACAGGAACACGGCCTTGGTCGGCGTGCGCGAGGGATCGAGCATCACCGACACGCTCTCCTCCAGGTCGTCGACCTGACACGGGCAGAACTCCGTGACCCACGACTCGTAGTGGGGCGCGGTCGCGGTCGGATCCCACGCCACCGGGATCTGCACCGACGACAGGAAGTCGGGGGAGTGAGGGGCCAACTCCCCCGTCCGCAGATCGAGCATGCCGTTCGCGACGTTGAGGACGGGTTCGGTCTGGTGCTCGGGCAGTCGCATGCCCATGCCGGACAGCATCCCCACCAACGACTCCTCCACTGTCGTCCGCCACCCCGGCCGGTACTTGTCCCCGAGCAGCCGCTGAATGGATTCCAGGAGCGGTTCCTTGCCGAAGTCCATACGGAAACAGCCGTCCCGGTAGAGCGCGATCGTGCTGCCCAATCCCAGGGCGGCCGGCTGTCCGTCAAGCACGGCCTCGCTCGCCTTCAGCGCGAGGAACTCCCCGCCCGAGAACAGCGGGTGCTCGTTCGCCTTGCTCTTGGGCGCGCGGCCCAATGTCCCCTTGGCGGCCTTGACGAGGCGTTGCAGGTACCTGGTCCGCTTGTCCTCGGCGAGGCGCCCCAAGACGTCGTCCAGCCCTTCCTTGCTGCGCGCGTTGGTGAGGGTGGCGAACACGACCTCGTCCGCGCCCATGCCGTCCAACGCCGCCTTCAACCCGGCCGCCGCGTCGTGGACGTCGCGGTTGGTGGTCAGGTCGCTGTCGAACAGGACGACGACCCGATGGTCCTCGGCCCACGACAGATCGGCACCGATCCAGTTGTTGCATCCCGCGATGCCCACGACACCCCACTCGGGAGGGGCCCACGAAGCGGCGGCGTACACCTGCTTGGTCCCCTCCACCATGAGATAGGTGGGCACGTCGCCGGTGTCGTCGGCGAGGGGATCCCGCAACCGGCCGACGAACGTCCCGCAATCCTTGGGGAACACGTACTTGTGGGGGTTGCCCTTGTCGTCGATCACCGGCGCGTCCGGTCGGAACTGCGGGACCACCGCGTCGTCGGTGCGCCAGTCAAAGAGGATGCCGGGGCCCTTGACGAAGAACCGGTTGATCGACTCGGGCACGTCGGCGGGTGCGGTCACGGAACGGATGTCGTAGCGCTCGATGACATCGTCGGTGATCGCTTGCTCGTGTAGGAAGTCACGATGTGGTTGGCTCAACGTCATGAGATGATCCCCTCGTGCGTGTGGTGTGCATGCGTCGCGACAGGCCCCCATCGATTCGACGATGGGGGCCTTGTCATGTCCTGGGACGATAGCACTTTGCCCACACTTCCCACACCGTGCAGGTCAGCCATGTTGACGGCGTGCCGTTGACCTTTCCTCTCCCTGTCGCGTATCGTGACTCCTGTCAGCACAGTCGAATAAGGGAGCGGTTACCGTGTCGAAGCGTCCACTGAGCAGCAACGCCACCCATTGGCACAAGAGACGATCGGGCCAGGGAACCGGGGTGAACCGGGCCGCGCTCATCCCGGGGCACATCTCGCAAGGACAGTGCGACAGGGCGCGCCTGATCGTGGCCGGCAACGCGAAGGACACGGCCGACGCCCGCGCGATCCTGGAGTCACTCGGTCTGATCGAGCCGACGCCGTCCGCCGACACGGGAGAGGACGCATCGTGCTGACCGACGACGAGAAGTACGAGGCCGCCGCGTGCGTGCGGCGCACCCTCCTGAGGTTGGAGTACCTGGACGACCCCGAGGGCGCCAAGCGCAGCGAGGCCCTTCTGTTGGACGCGTTCGGGCTGACCGGTTACGCCGCGCCCCATCCCGTGCCGCAGGTCGGCGGGGCGGCGGTTTCGGATGCGTGACGACATGGTCGACTACCTGTCCGCGTGCCACGGCAAGGCGGCGTACAAGACCAGGGACATGGCAAACCGGGCGCTGCGGCACACGATGCGCAAGGGCGGCGTCGGCAAGGGCTTCCGACTGCACGTGTTCAAGTGTCGGCATGTCGACGCTGACGTCTACCACGTGGGCTCGTCGATGAACCACAGCCGGACGAGGACCAGGTACAAGGACTGAACGGCCCGCGTAAGGGGGTGTTGACATGATGTCGACACCCCCTTACGCTTGTGTATGTACAGCAACCGAGCGAGGGGAATCACACACCATGTTCAAGCTGCGGGACTACCAGCTCAGGGCGTGCGCCGAGATCTGGGCGGCGTGGAAGAACGACCTGCGGCGCCCCGCCGTCGTGCTGCCCACGGGCGCCGGCAAGACCGTGGTGTTCTCCGAGTTGATCAGGCAGTTCCGGGAGACGTCCCTCAAACGTGTCGTCGTCCTGGTCCACCGCGAGGAGCTTGCCACCCAGACGGTGGACAAGATCGGGACCATGATGCCAGGGGTGTCGGTCGGCATCGTCAAGGCCGGCCGCGACGATACGGACCGTGACATCGTCGTGGCGTCCGCGCAGACCCTCGCCCGCCCGGGTCGTGTGGAGCGCCTGACGGACGTGGGTCTCGTCGTCGTCGACGAGTGCCACCACTACGCCGCGAAGACGTGGAAGGCGGTCCTCGAACGCTTCGGGTGCTTCCGCCCGCAGGGCCCGGTGACGGTCGGGTTCACCGCGACCCTGTCGCGGGGTGACGGCCAGGGTCTCGGGTCGGTGTGGGAGGACGTGGTGTACCAGCGGTCCATCCTCCGCATGATCATGGACGGTCACCTGTGTGACGTGAAGCCCATGGCCATCGAAATCGACGGTCTCGATCTGGGCGCTGTCGCGCGGAAGGCCGGCGGGGACTTCGCCGACGGCTCGTTGAGCGACGCGCTCGAAGCGTCGGGTGCGCATACGGCGGTCGCAGTCGCGTACGGAAGGTACGCGACGGTGGGTGACGGTGTCGTTCGTCAGGGTGTCGTGTTCACGCCGACCGTCCGGTTCGCCGAGTTGGTCGCGGTCGCGATGAACGACGCGGGGATCACGTGTGAGGTGATCAGCGGGGAGACCCCCACGGAGGACCGAGCGCTGATCTACAAGCGGTACCGCGAGGGGGAGACCCGGGTACTGAGCAACTGCATGGTGCTGACGGAGGGGTGGGACGCGCCGTGGGCCGAGGTCGCCGTCATCGCGCGGCCGACGTCCTCGCCCGGTCTGTACACCCAGATGGTGGGTCGTGTCCTGCGGACGCACCCCGGCAAGGCCGGCGCTCTCGTGCTGGACGTCTGCGGCGCGGCCCGCAGCAACACTCTGTGCGGCCTCGTGGACCTCTCGGAGGAGATCGTCCCGCCACAGGACGACGAGACCTTGATCGAGGCGGTCGTTCGCGCACAGAAGGAGGCACGGGAGAACAACGGCGCCGTGCCGTTCGAGAACATGGCGGCGCGCGACGTCGACATGTTCAGGCAGGCGCAAGGCAACTGGTTGCAGACCAGCGGCCACGTCTGGTTCAACCAGACCAAAGAGCGGACCTACTTCATCTGGCCCGTCAAGGGAAGTGATCTCTTCCGCGTCGGTCGGTTCGACAACCGGGGATCGCTGCGGGACTCGGGTGTGTGGATGAAGGACGGCGCGTGGGGTCGTATCCCCGCCGACGAGGCCGCCGCGCTGCCGATGGACTTCGCCCTCGCGTGGGCCGACTCGGAGGCCATGGACGACGACCCCTCGATCGCGGGCAAGGACGCGCCGTGGCGCAAGCGCAAGCAGTCCCCGACCGATGCGCAGAAGTCGTTCGCGCGCAACCTGGGGATCCCCACCGATGGCGTCACCCGAGGTGAGCTGTCGCAGTTCATCGCCGTTCGCGTCGCGAGCGGGAAACTCCACGGGAGGGGGTGACGACATGAATCGGACCGTGTGCAAGTGCGGGCAGATCCTTTGCATCTGTAAGGACAAGTAGCACCGTCCGCAGCCCCTCACCGGCATGTCGGTGAGGGGCTGTATACTGTCATGACACAGACACGGTGACCGAGACAGGGATACGACATGGAAGCGAAGTACGACGGCAGGTGCCCCGCGTGCGAGGGAGACATCATCGCGGGCGTGACCGTGATCGAGCGCAACGAGGACGGCGAGTGGACGTGCTGCGAGGGTGGGGCGGACGACGGTCCCTCGGGCGCGTACGACGGGGTGACGGACGACCTACGCGACGCTGCGGCCCTGCATCGGTTCAAGCAGGCGATCGGGCGCGGCGCGTTCGACGACACCGTGGGAGACAAGCGCGAACGGTCGGACGCCGCGTTCGAGGCTTATGCCGGACAGGTCGGCAGGGACGTGCCCCGCCCCGCCGTCAAGGCGCCCGGGTTGCACGACGACAAGTACGACCGGTACACCCTGGTAGCGCCGAACGGGAAGCGCGTCACGGTCTCCCGCGCGTCGACCGTGATCAAGGCGTTCGCCGACACGTACAGCCTCAACATGTGGAAGCAGTCCCGCGTACTCCTCGGTGCCGCCGTCCGCCCCGATCTCTCGGTTCTGGCGTCCTCCCTCAACGAGGCGAACCACGCGGACAAGGCCAAGCTCAAGGCATTGGTCCGGGAGGCGGAGGAAGCCGGCGGGAGCAAGACCAGCGCCAACTTGGGTACCGCCGTGCACGCGTTCTGCGAGGCACTGGACACGGGCGCCCCGGGCGCGCTCGCGGCCGTACCCGCCGCGCATCGCCGCGACGTGGCCGCCTACGTAGCGGCCCTGTATCAGGCCGGCGTGTCCATCCTTCCCGACATGGTGGAGCGCACCACCATGACCACGTCGTGGGGCGGCGTCGGCGGGACGTTCGACCGCATCTATCGGTTGCACGACGGTCGACACGTCATCGGCGATCTGAAGACCGGGAAGGTCGGGTACGACCCCGCCGAGATGTACGGACAGTTCGCCGTGTATCAGGACGGGGTACAGGAGAACGGGGTGTACGACCGCAAGGACGAGGACGGTCGGTACCCGGGTACGTGGACGCGGCCCGACTTCGATGTGGACCGTGACGCCGCGCTCATCGTGCACCTGCCTGTCGGCAAGGGTACGTGCGTGCTGTACGAGGCGGACCTCTCCCTCGGGAGGTTGCACCTCGATCGCTGCGCCCGCATCCGCGAGGAGCGCCGCGAGAAGCACAGCCTGCGGCAGTACGTCGCGCCCGAGTACGAGCCGGCCGTCTACGACGCCGCTCGGACGGGTTGGGCCGCAGCACTGGGGAGCGCGACGTCCCGCGAAGCGGCTGCCACCGTGTGGGCGATCCTCTCGGCCCTGGGCTTGGTCGACGACGACGTCAAGTCCCTGGCGAACGAGGTCACAACGCGGCTGTCCCAGGGCGGTTGACTCCACTGTCGTGACAGGGTAATGTTTCCCTCGTAAGCAAGCGGGTGGCGGGCGTTTGGGAGATCGGACGTCACCCGCGCAAGGATCCGCAGGTTCGCAAGCCGATGTGTTCGCGCGGCGTCGGTGACCACGTTCGATTCGTGGGGATCCACTGCCCGTGTCCCTCCCAACCAGGACACGGGGCGCGGCGGTTACCACAGGTTGGTTGGTAGACGACGCGCATGCACAAGGACGATGGGGCGATTGGTCCCGCCGACACATCGTCTGGGAAAGGGCCCGACAACAGACCAGCGGGCCGCGTCCGTAGCTCAACGGCAGAGCGCTCATCCAATGTGAGATGTGGGTTCGAATCCCACCGGACGCACCGGACAACGAGGGGGAAGAGATCATGAAGCAGTTCGCCAAGGACTTGGTGCCGTACTTCCTGGCAGCGGTGGTCATCGGGTTGGCCATGGGAATGCTGTCGGCGGTCGTGGAGTTCAGTCGACACGCCAACTTCTCGATCGGGTTCGCCTGCGGTGCGGTCCTGTTCCACCCGTTGGCCTCCGTCTTCCAAGGGTGGATCACACCCCGGTCGCGGCCCACGCACGACGACATCTGATCTTCCGCCGACGTCGGCGGTAGTCCCCTTCGGGGGAGGTTCGGGGCAGACGTGCCCATTGGGAAAGTGCCGGCAGGGATACGGCGCAAGGGGGATCGATACCCTCACGAACCGCGAACCCCGATGGCCATCGGGGATCTGAAGACCGGTTGATCACCGGTTGGGTGTGTTCCAGGCGGATGCCTCCCTTACCGGGAGGTGACGGGGTTCGAGTCCCTGCACACCACGTGGACGAGATTAGAACCCTCGCGCCGCACGGGGACGTTGCCCGGTTGAAGTCCGGGGACATCTCAAGCTCATCCGTAAGGGCCCCTGCCAGGGTCCGGGGTGAACGACCGCTTCGGGTGCGAAGGTGGCAGCCCGATCTACCGGGGCGGCTCGGACGATTGGGGTTGTGGCCAACCCGCGCACCGTTGATCGGCTGCGAGACGAAGGTTCGAATCCTTCATCGTCCACGCTTCGTCTGGACTGCGGAGTGGTGGATTGGGTGTACGAAGGAAAGGCGGTCGCGTGTTGCAGCAGGCGACCGGTGACCACGGCCTCTAACCGTGGTCACGAAGGGTGGTTTAGCTCAACAGGTAGAGCATTCGGCCGACAAACCGAAGACGGGGGTTCGAGTCCCCCACCACCACGGGACCGCGACACGAGATGCAAGCACGCACGAAGCTCGCAGATGACAGGCCCCTGTGGCACTCAACTTAGGCGGACCTGCCTGTGTCGGAAGAGTGCCGGAATGATCCACCACGCGATCGGGTGAAGAGCCCGTAAACGGATCACGGTTGGCCTCAAGCCGGAGTCCTCACGGACTCGAAGTCTCCCCTCGGGGAGACAGGGCACCGGGACACGCCCCGTAGAGGGGCCAACGGAAACGTGAGTACGGTTGCCGCAGCTTCACTGACCGTGGTTCGAGTCCACGGGTGTCCACCGATCGTCGGCAATCCCCGGTGCCATCCGGCCGAGATCCTTCGGGACGGCACGCCGTACCCACAGGGGCCTCAAGATCGAGCACGACTCACGCGGTACGCCGTGACGCGTGAGGTTTCACATCGGACATGGGCAACTCGGGAGACGAGGCAGACATGGGTAGCGGTAGCGGGCAGGACGCGTTCGACACGTTGGTTGATCGGGACTTCGTCAAGATCGCGGGGTTCGACGAGATCGGGCTGACGTGGCACGGCGTCATTGTCGATGCCAAGTGGGTACAGGAGCGGGTGTACGACATGAAGAACCCGGGCAAGGGCAAGCTTCTGTGGTGGGAGAACAAGGCGACGGTGCCGTACCCGCCCAACCCGGAGAACCCCGATCAGGACCGCGTCATGGCCTTGCACATCGTGTTCCAGACCGACGTTCGCACCGGTGACGATGACGACGGCCGGCGTGAGATCTGGCTGAACAAGTACCAACTGAAGGAAGCGTTCAAGGCGGCGTGGAAGGGTGCGGGCACCGACCGGCCACGTCTCGGCGACTGGTGGAGGGTCACCCGCGTCAAGGACGTCAAGCCGCGCGGCGGCAGCAACAACGCTCGCGGCTGGGAGGTCTTGTACAAGACCGCCGCGCAGTACGACGAGAGCGGCCCGAGCGACTCCGCGTTCGTCGGCGCCGCGACCGTCAAGGACGACGACAACCCGTTCGCGTAGCGGGCAGCCGGCATTCGCCCAGGTGAACCACGAAGGCCCCACACCCTCGGGTGTGGGGCCTTCGCTATGCGGTCGGCGGGTCGCGCTCGATCCATTCGCGCACCTTGCGCACATGCCGATTGGTGACCGTCCTGGACACGTTCAGCAGCCGCGCCGCCTCCGCTTGTGCGTGGATGACCCCGGCCTCCTCCAATGCCCGCACGAGGCAGTACACGGCCACACTGCGTTCGAGGTTGGCTTGGGTGTCGTTGCTGTGCTTCTCGCTCAGCGCTTCCTTGGTACGCCGCGCATCGTCGACGAGCGCCGTGATTCTCGGCCCGTGCTCCATGTCGATCCCTTCGAGGGTGCGTGTGTGTATGCACTGTTGACATGGTACCCCGCGACGATCTACCGTGAACAGACAGACCGTGTAACGACAGGAGAGTGTGATGAACGCGCCGAAAAAGTTCTACGTCTTCCGCCGGCCCGACGGCCACGCGATCACATCGGCCATCGCCGACTACTACGAGACCGTGGAACAGTGTGAAGCGGAGACTTGGGACCCATACGCGGGCGGTCGGCCCGAGGGTGAATGGTCGTTGGAGACACGGGAGCAGCGGTGGGACGCGAGCACGCGGCAGTGCCTGCGTGGACGGTGCGGTCACAATCGGGTGGTCGGCCGCCCGACTGTCACGGCCGACACGAGCCCCATGCCCGAGGCGGAGTGGATGAAGGCCATGGATACCGTGGCGACCGCGTTCACGGCACTTCAAGCCCACGTCGCCATGAGGTTCACGGCGCTCAAGACCGTGTTCGCGAGCGCCGTGGATCTCATGCACACGGTAAGGATCGACGCGCCGCACACTCAGGTGTGCGCGTCCGAACTGGGTGGGGGTACGTGCTTCTGCGCCTGCGTCGTGTGCTTCGATGCCGGGAACGACGAGATCTCTCCCTCGTGCGTCTGCGACTTCTGCGGCTGCAAGGTGGACGCGTGATGAAGTTCTTCACGAGGAAGCCGCGCGTACCCGAGGACGGCACCCACGCGGAGCTGTGCCCGGTCGTGAACGCGAGCCTGTCGGTGTGTCGGTGCCACTGTGAGCGCTGCTACGACTCGTCCGACCCGAACGGCTGCGTCTGCGAGACGTGCCCGTGCCACGGGGCGAAGCGGTGAACGGGAGTCACGGCCGTATGCCGGCCGACGTCAGGGAGGCCGTGCTGTTCGCGGCGGACGTGTGCCCCTACCCCGGGCAGGTCGGTGAGGGGATCGCCGCGTACGCCGATCAGGGCCACCCGGACATGGCACTGAACGTCTTCCGCGCCCACGCGGTCATGTGCCTGGTCGACCTCCTGTTCCGGGAGTTCGACGTGTACATCATGCGTGAGGGACTGGGGACGGAAGGGTGGGCGCCGTGAACGTGTACGTCACGGAGGAGGGGTACGAACCCACGGCCACGGTTCGCTTCCGTGTCGCGGCCGAAGGACGATGGGAGCCGGCGCCGCAGGGCAGCAAGAAGAGCGTGGGGAGGGGCCGCATGATCGAGTCCTCGAAGTACTTGAAGCCGTGGCGCGAGAAGGTGATCGAAGCGTCGGCCAAGGTGCTCGCGGATCAATGCGACGGGGTGACGTTCGACGGTTCGCTGAGCGTGGACCTCGTGTTCCACATGCACCGGGGCAAGAGCGTGCGCCGGCCGTGGCCGTGCGTCGCGCCCGACCTGGACAAGCTGGTGCGAGGAGTGTTGGACGGGTTGACTCAGGGCGGGTTGATCGCGGACGACTCGCGGGTCACCGTGCTCTCGGCGGGGAAGCTGTACGCCAACGCCGAGAGCGGACAGGGTGTTCTGATCACCATCCGCAAGGTGATCCCGTGAACGCCCGCGACCGGTGGCAGTGGATCGACAACGCCGCGTGCAAGGACAAGGGTACCGACGAGATGTTCCCGCACGAGGGCGACGCGAAGGGGATCGAAGCGGCGCGGTCGCTGTGTCGCGGGTGCCTGGTACGGGCGACGTGCCTGCACACCGCGTTCCACGACATCGACGGTCCCAAGCCCGAGGGCATGTGGGGCGGCGCCACCTACGGCGACCGTGACGAGGTGCTCAAGATCGTGGCCAATCGCAAGCGCAAGAGCCGGCCGCGCAAGTCGCGGGCGAAGCCCCCCATCGATTGATCAAGCTCCCGCAGGACGACGACCCGTGGCCACGGCCACGGGTCGTTTGCTGTTGCAACGGTGTTGACACTGGGGTACCTTGTCCAGACAGGAACGTTGGCCGTGGCCGTGGCCGTGGCCGTGGCCGTGGCCACGCGGACAAGGGAGAGATCATGAACGTCTGGACACTGGTGGCCGCGCTCTTGGCCGTGACCGTGGCCGCCGTGGTGGCCGTGACCGTGGCCAAGAGAACGCGTGGCCACGGCCGAGAGCGCGGACAAGAGCGCGTGGCCGTGGCCACGGCCAAGAGCGCGGACAAGAGCGTGACGCGGATGGCCTTGGCCGTGGCCGTGACCGCAGGTGTGGCCACGACGCTCCTGACCGTGGCCGCGTTCGTCCTGTCCTACGCACACCTGGAAGGCGTGGCCGTGGCCAACGGGGTCCCGGCCGGCTTCCACGCGTGGGTGTGGCCGGGGACGATCGACACCTTCATCATCGTCGGCGAGCTGTTGATTCTGTTCGCGGCCATCGTCGACGACCGTTTCCCCTGGTGGGGGTGGGGCCTGACCGTCGGCGGATCCTTCGGATCGATCGCCTTCAACGTCCTGGGCGTGGGCGCGGACGCCCCGCCCATGCAGTACGCCGTGGCCGCCGCGCCCCCCGTGGCCGCTCTCTTCGCGTTCGGCGCGCTCATGCATCAGGTCCGTCGGTACGTGGCCCTGACCGTGGCCACGGCCAAGGGCGCGGACAAGAGCACGGCCACGGACAAGAGCACGGCCACGGTCACGAGCCTCGCGGACAAGGGCTTGGCCGTGGCCGCGCCTGCGGTCACGGCCATCCCGCCGCGTCCGATCGTCGCCCCCGTCGTGGCCGTGGCCGCGCCGCAGGCGGCCGTGTCCGTGGTCAAGAGGGTGGCCGGCGTGTCCTTGGCCGTGGCCAAGAGCGCGGACACGGACCCCGTGGCCGTGGCCAAGCGCCGTCCCTCCGTGACCGTGGCCACGCCCGAGGTCTTGGCCGCGCGCGTGGCCACGGCCAAGGGCATGCTCCTCGCCGACCCGGCCACCGACGGCGCGGCCGTCGCGGCGCGCATCGGCGGCATCTCCGTACGCACCGCGCGCCGCGTGCTCGCGGACGCCCGGGAGGGAGCGTGATGGCGAACGACAATGCCGCGCCCGCCGGCATCGCCGCGTCGGTGTTCGCCGCGACCGAGGTCATGGCGGCCACGCCGTACGCGGGCGAACTGGCGGTCGGTGCCGGCGTGCTGACCGGCGCCGTCGGCGTGCTCGCCTGCGGCGCCGTCGCGGCGTACGACCGCGCCTATGCCGCGCCCGCGATCATGGCCGGAACCACGTGGACCCTGGCCGGATCATGGGCCACATGGACCCTGGCAACCGGCCCGGGAGTGGTCAACACCGTCGGCGGAATGACGGCCACGGGCCTGGTCACGCTCGCGTGCCTCACCGCGCGGTGGACACGGGCCGGTGACCCGTTGAAGGTCGCCAAGGTGGCGACCGAGCACAGCAAGGCGGCGCTCAACCTGGCCAAGCTGGAAAAGGTCGGCACGTCCGGAGGGCACGCCGTCGGCGAGGAGGCGGACGACGAGGGCACGGCGGGCGCGACGTGGGGAGAGATCCCCGCGACCGTGTGGGAGCCGCGCGTGGGGGCTGTCGTGACTGCCGCCCCCATCGATCTGGGCGGGGGCGTCGTCCTGCCGCTGGAGGGCGGTCACATTCTCATCGCCGGATGCACCGACGCGGGCAAGTCGGTGATCATGGCGGACGCCATCGCCGACCTCCTTCCCCGCCCCCACCTGCGTGTTCTCGTCATCGACCCCAAGGGTGACCGGTTGCTCGGTTGCCTGCGGGGGACCGACGTCCGTGTCTGCGGCGCGGACAAGGAAGGGCTCGCGGCGTTGGAGGAGTGCGTGACCACCATGCGCAGGCGCGGCGCCCTGGTTGCCGAACGGGCGCAGGCGTTCGTACGCGGGGAGATCGACGAGCCCCCCAAGGTCTGGCCTGCCAGCGCAGAAGAGCCCTGGGACGTGATCGTGATCGACGAGTTCACCGATCTGGCCGGCACGTCGATGATGGACGCGGTCGACGAGATCGCCCGCAAGTCGCGTTCGCTCGGTCAGACCTTGATCATGGGTACCCAGAGCGTGGGGGCGGACCTGTTCAGGACCGCCCGCAGCGCCACGGGAGGTGGTCTGCGGGCGCAGTTCTCCACCACCGTGTGTGCTCATGTCAACACCCGTACGGAGAGTGACAAACTGTTCGGCGGCGGGTCGGCGAAGGAGGGGTGGGACGGCACACGGCTGCCCATGCACGGTCACGTCCTGGTCCAGTCGCCCCGCGACCGCGTGCCCGTGATGCGCCGCGTACCCGAGATGACCATGCCCCTGTTCGCCGACGTCGTGCGCCGCCGCGCGAACGCCTGCGATCCGTCGACCGTGTTCGTCCCGAGTCCCAGGGAAGCCGCCGACGACCGGATGGACGGCGCGACGGAGGGAACGCAGGGCGACCGCGTACTGAGTGTCCTCGCCGACGGGGCGTGGTGGAAGGCGGGAGCGATCACCGACGCGGCGGGGCTGCCCAACGCGGCTGTGACACGTGCCGTATTGGCCCGGTTGCGCAAGGCGCGGACGATCGAGAGCGACGGGGCCGGCCTCTTCAGGGCCTGCTCTCCCGAGAGCAACGTGATTCGGGGTCCGTGGGGCGGGGCGTAACGTGTTGCGCTGTTACGCGGCCGTCCAGGGGCCTTCCCGGGGGATGTGCGCAACAAGCGCAACACGAGGATCCTCGCAGGTCACAGGGCGTAACACGGTGCGCAACACGGTCACCGTATGTTGCGGTCGGCGCAACACGAACGAGCCCCTCACCATCACGGTGGGGGCTCGTTCTCGTGCTCTTGTGGGGTCAGTTGCGGCGGTAGCCGCGAGGGTTGCGGAGGTGGAGCCGGGTGCCGGGAACACGAACGATCGTGCGGTCCAGACGCCGACGGATCGTCTCCTCGTCGACCTTGTCGACGAGGTCCCTCAGGGCCTCGATCGCCGCGTGGTGTCCGACCCATGCGGCGAACAGCGAGTCGGCCAGCGAGGGCGTGATGTCGAGCGCGGCGCGGCCCCACTCGAACCACCGGTCGTCGTCGGCGCACACCTGCGACCCGTCAGCCACGTGCGTCAGCCCGCCCTCTTGGGTGCGATCGTCCCAGTCACGCCACTCCACCGTCCCCGCGAGCACGGCCGCCCACGCCCCGACGCACCCGGTCAGGCGCACGTCGTCGTAGTCGTACTCCGCGTCCATCCACACGCGTTGGTCGTGCTTCCACGGCGCGTGCGTGAACAACTCCATCGTCGCGTGGGCAACCAGGGGCCCTGTCGAGATGAGCATGATCGTGTCTCCCTACGTGGTGGGGCGGTAGCGGGATGCCAGTGTGTACAACCAGCCGGGGACGTTGTACACGTCGACGAGGTCGAACGTCCCCCGGGAGGTGTCGCGCACCGACTTGCCGGGGGTGTCGACCATGACCGTGACCTCGGCCCACGTGGGCGTCCACACGCGGCTTTCCTTGTCGTACGTGTAGGTGATCACCACGTGCTTCGGGGTGTGCGTGATCGAGGGGTCGGAGAACGATCCCGCGACCGCCCCGATGGCGGGGTTGTCGACGGTCGTCACCCATGTGTGTGCCATGCCGCGTCTCCTCGTGTCGTTGTGCTGACATGTCCGAAGCTAAGGCCGGCACGGCGGACATGTCAACACCCCGGGGTGTTGACATATGTCGTCGGATGGCTTAACGTCGTCCTTGTCAGCACAACGACACGAGGAGACGCGGCATGCGATACGGACTGTTCGATGGAGACGGCGACGTGGTCGACGACCTGTTCGAGTACACCGACCGGGACGCGGCATACGAGGCGTTTCGGCAGTACGAGGCGGCCGGCCGCAACACGTACGACAACGTGCACGTCGGCGAGCAGTGTGGGTGCCCGGAGGGCGCGACCGTCCACGAGTTCACCGCGACGTGCGGCGCGTGGGTGTGATCGACATCCCGGACCCGTCGGCCTGCGGGTGTTGCGGTATCGGTGACTACGGACACGCCGGTCGATGGACCGAAGAGCACGGCTCACACCAATGGCAACGCCCGATCGACGCACAGATCCTTCTGCGCATGAGGGCGCGGAGGACGAGACGACTGGAGAAGATCATGACGAAGAAGACCTACACGATGACGATGGTGTGCACCGACGGCGTGAACCTGGGCGACAACGTGTTCGACGCGGTCGACGACCGGGCCGCGTTGTCCGCCGCACTCGGCGTGGCGAAGGGCTACAGCCGACACAACGGCGACGTCACCTGGACCCTGAAGGACGCGGCCGGCAAGGACGTACGATGACCAATCGCGTGGGCCGATTGATCTTCGCCGTACTCGATGCCATGGCGCGGGGCGTTTGGTTGTGCCAGGTGCCGCCGGACGACGGCGTGTTCGGGTGGCCGTGTGTCCTTGACGAGGGTCACGCCGGACCGTGTGACCGATAGCCGATGTGGGGGTGTTGACAGCACGTCGGCACCCCCACTAGTCTGTACCTGTCAGCACAACGAACGAGGGAGCACACTTCATGCGCGTCGTGAACATGCGGACGGCGATCGAGCGGGATGCGCGGACGCCGCTCGTGGTCGTCATCGCGAGCGCCCACAGGGCACGCAAGGGACTCGTGATCGTCGACGAGTACCTGATCGATCGAGGCGTGAGCGAGGCCGGCCGCAAGCGCTGGTCCTCGGCCTTCGGGCGAGCGGCTGCCAAGGCCGCCCGGATCGCGGGCACGTCGATCGCGTCGACGTGGATCCTGTGGCGTGGTCGGGTGCGGCGCGTGTTCGCCCACGCCGGCCCGGCGTGCATGGACGCCGCGTGGGCCGGCTACGCCGGACGGATCAACAAGGGGTGAGGGATGGAACCGGAAGAGAACCGGCGCTTCGTGCGCATGCTCTGCCGCACACGGTCGTGTGCGGCAGAGGTTCGGGAGCGATACGCGGGCCGCGTCACGTGGCGAAACACGTCCACGCGCACCGTGTTCGTTCGGGTCGCCGACGTGGACGAGGTGACCACGTGGGCCGATGCCGAGTCGTTGATCACCCGGCACGTGTACAAGGGCGTGCGGAAAAGGGCGGCCGAGGGATGAGCGGACGAGTCGAGTACAAGGTCACGTGGGTGTCTCCGGTCACGGACAAGTGGTTGGGGACCGACGGCGGGTGGTTCGAGAGTTACGACGCCGCCGTGAAGTGGGCGCGGAGCCTCGCCACGCGGCGTGAGGTGAACGGGGTCAGCAAGGGGACGATGTTCGAGGTGTCCCCCGGTGTCGAGGACCGTGAGGTCCTGAGTTTCGGGAGTGGATCGTGAGCGAGGACGAAGTGATCGTCACGATGCGGGACGGAACGGTGCACGCGTTCTCCGACCCCGATCCCCGGAGGGTCGCGAAGATGCGCGCGGCGTTCACGGCTGCGGCGCGTGGGGGACCGTCCGTGGTCGTCGACGGTGCGCGCGGCACGCACGTGTTCCGGCACGAGGACATCAGGAGTGTGGAGTGAAGCGCAGTCGAGTGATCGTGGTGACGACGGACGGGGTGACACACACGTTCGAGGGAAACGAGCCGGGCGCCATGGACGCGCTGTACGCCGACTTGGCCGAGGCCATCGACAAGGGTCGGCCGATCATCGTCCACACCGGCAACGGCCTGACCCGTTTCGAGCCCGACCAGATCAGGAGTGTGGAGTGATGGCCGAGCCGTTGAAGGTCACGTTGCGGGACGGAAGAGTCCTCCGCGCGACCGAGCGGGAGGTGGCGGACGTGGAAGGACTGCGTCGTTCGTTCGTGAACTGCGCGGCCGGCCTCGGGCCGTTCGTGGTCATCCAGTCACCCGACGGACGCAAGACCCTCAAGATCTATTCGGACGAGATCGTGAGCGTGTCGTGAAGCGGCTGCGGGTGGAGACGCGAGACGGACAGGTCCACGTGTTCGAGGGCGACAACGACGAGATCGACACGGTACGGGAGCACCTGGACGCGTTGGGCCGACGCGGGGCGCCGGCGTACGCGCGGTTGGTCAACCGCGAGGGAAGGCGAGTGATCGTGTACGCCGGATCCGTGAGGAAGGTGACGTGATGTTCGGTGGCGGGCGGAGTCGAGTGAAGGAACCGTGCCTGGTGATCTACACCAAGCGCCGGCGTGACGGCGTGACGCTCGTCGCGCGGAGCGAGGACGAGGCGCGCCGGTTGATGGAGCGCGTGCGGGCGATCGTGACGTCGACTCCTCACGGGGACGTCGACTTCACGGAGATGACCGAGGCCGGGACGACGAGTCTCGCCGTGATCCGGTGCGCGGACATCGTGCGCATGACGATCGAACAGCGCTAGGACGACGGGGACCAGGGGGTGTTGACACTCCCCCTGGTCCCTCGCTATGCTCTACCTGTACGGACAACGAGGGAGAGGAAGACACGATGAACGAGACCAAGAGGGTGCCGGCGTACACGCGGAAGCAGACGATCGTCTTCCCGGTGGACGGTGACCGGTACGCGATCGAGACACTGTGCGGTGATCACGCGGATGTCGAGACGATCGAGTTCCGGTTCGAGTCGAAGCGGGGCGACGACGAAGCGACGCTGGACAAGATCGTGTTGGGTTGCCTCACCCTGGAAGGGTGTGTGGAGTACGTCCACACCATCCGCATGCGTGACGGCATCGTCGTCATGTCACGCAGGTTCACCGGGTACGGCTGGTTGGATCGGCTGACGGCGGAAGCGATCAGGATCGCGGCCGACGACGGGGACGCGTGGTGATCACGAACGTGTGGGTGTTCGTGTGGGTCGCGGTCGCCTCGTGCGTGATCAGCCTGATCGCCACCGGGGCCCTGGAACTGTGGGAGCGACGGAAGAGGAGGAGTGGACGATGATCGGCCGCATGCACTACGGGGACGGGTACCTGAGGATCGACGGTGTCCCGGTCACCGTCGTGGACGTGCTCCTCGCGTGGGACGCTCGCGACATCGTGCGCCGCACGATCGAGGAGCGGGACGCGGAGCGGAAGACGGTCGCGTACCTGACTCGCCGGTTGGAGTTGGTGGGCGACGGTGTGTCGGTCACCGACATCGACACGGCTCACAAGAGCCTCTGGCTCGTCCGCAGGACGGACGCCGCCGGCAAGCCCGGTGAGTACGGCCGCGTGATCGTGTGGGCCGAGAACGCGGACGACGCGGTGAACGAAGTGCTGTTCGGCGGGTTCAACGGCGGGCCGATGTACGGGTACCGCGACAGCGGCCACACCACGGCCGTTCCGTTGGACGGGGCCACGGCCGCGATCACCGGGGACGACGCGGTCGTGATCGCGGAGACGTTGCGCTGACACGAGGGGAAGAGCCGATGGAGCGGTGCGTGTGCGCCGTCCCCGGACGCGGCAGCGGGGTGATACAGGTGGGTCCGCTGTATCACCCCTGCTGTGTGGATTGCGGATCGCTGAGGGGCCGCATGTTCGCGATACGCGCTGCGGCACAGGACGTGCTGAACAAGCACCGGGAGGGGCACGGACGATGAACGGCGAGCGGTATTTCTGGTGGGTCGTCGACGGACAGGGGGTGTGGCACCTCCATCACACGGCCGACGCGGACATGCGTGGGTACATCGCATGGTCGACGCGGGTGTGTGACGACGCGTCGAAGAGCCTCGACGCGAGCGACCACAACAAGGCGCGCAAGGAACGCCCGGAGGGCGGGGTGTGCGTCGTCTGCGCCGCGCGATGCGACGCGGTCGGCGAGAGTGCGGCGCCGAAGGACGGCGGGGTCGTGTGGGCGAGGACGAGGGACGCGTGGCACCGGCACACGCCGGACGACGCCTCGCTGCACGGGATGACCTGGACGCGTCGTGAATGCGACGGTCGGGGAGTGTGGGCCGACCTGTCGAACCCGTACGGGACGAGCCGCACGCGACCGGGCAACGGGACGGTGTGCGACGCGTGCTCCGTAAGCGACACGCGAGGGCTTCGCAAGCGGTGCCTCGCGAACATCGCGGCGGCGTTCGACGTCCCCGAGGACGTGACCACGGGGGCGGCCGACGACTCCCCGTGGGAGAGGCCGCGCCGCAGAGCCGAGGGGATCGCCGGATGGGCGTGGGGAAAGGCGTTCGCGGGAGCGGGTGTGTGGCACCTGTGGACCGAGGACGTGAACGACGCGTCCACGGTGTACATGGCATGCGACGTGGTCGACGAGGGTGCGGGCCTCGCGCGTGACTCCCTCGCGCGACGCAGTGAAACGTACGACGAGGGGCGGGCGAACTGTTCCACCTGCCGCGCCCTGTGGCCCTGGGCACACATGTTCGAAAGGCGTGTCGCGGAGGCGACACGGGAGCGGGGCGAGGCGGTACAGGCGTCCTTGCTGCGGATCCGCGAGCGGGACGAGGCGACGCGGGAGCGGGACGCGATCAAGGAGAGGACGACCGCGCGGCCGACGACGCGGTACGGACGCGTGGACACGGTCCCGGACGCCCCGGGGGCGTTCGTCCCCGTGTGCGCGCTGTGCCCCGACGGCGGCCGGCACCTCATGCCGCGCGTCTTCCGGGGCAACGCCCGGGACGCCCTGACCGCGCACGTCGCGCGGAACCACACCGAGAGCGTGCCCGTGGGGTCGGACGGCGCGTACGCCGAGTGCTCGATCGAGGAATGCGACGTGGCGTACACGCGACGCCACACGCCCGACGTCCGCCGCGCCGTCGTGGCCCACGAGATCGAGTGCCACCCGCAGGGCGACGTGTGATGGCCGTGTGGACGCGGGACACCGTGGCGGTCGTGCGGAAGCGGTGGACGCTCTCCGCGCCGGCCCACGTGACGGACGTGGGATCGAGGACGTGGACCGCGCCGTACGACTTGGGTGTGTTGGGCACGATGGCGCGTCGTCACTGGAGCAAGTGGCACCAAGGGTAGCCAGGAACGACGGAACAGCCCCTGTGAGCGATTCACAGGGGCTGTTCGCTGTCCCGGCCCACCTGCGGCGTGGGAGGCCGTCAGGCGGGCGTACAGCGATTGTGGAGTGATCGTTCTATTGTGGGGACATGGCAGACCCTCATGGACGGGTCGAGGGTTTCGAGCGAAGGAGGCGACCGTGGGCGAGTCGTGCACGGCGACGAGCAAGCAGTCCGGCAGCCGGTGCAAGCGCAGTCCGCGACCGGGACTGGCCGTGTGCTTCATCCACGGCGGGGCCAGTCCACGGGCCGACGCCATCGCCAGGGAGACCATGGCCGTCCGGGGGATGGACGCGCTCCGTGACCCGGTGCGCCCGGTCACCGATCCGTTGGGCGATCTCCTGGCGGTCGCGGCGAGGGCCCATCGGCTCATGGAGGTGCTCGAAGGACAGGCCGCCGCGTTGAAGGCGATGCGGTACGGCGGGAGCGCGGGCGAGCAGACCAGGGCCGAGCTGGCGGCGTACGAACGATCGCTCGATCGCTGCGCCCGGATCCTGGGAGAGATCGTCAAACTCGGCATCGACGAGCGCTTGGCCAGGGTCAGTGAGGTGCAGGCGACGTTGGTGGTCGCGTCGCACCGGGCGACCCTGCTCGGCGCCGGCGTGGCCGAGGGATCGGCGGCGTGGACGGCCGGCCTGGCCCGGGGAGGGCGTGAGCTACGCAAGGTGACGGCCGTGGCCATCGAATAAGACATATCGGACAGGGTGTGCGCGGTGTGGGAAGTGTGGGTTCTGAGACACCCTCTCCATACGTGTCACTCAGTCAGTGGAATGGAATGGATGGTTGGTTAGAGGGGGAGAAGAGAGAGTGGTGTATGGGCAGGGTGTCTCAGAACCCACACTTCCCACACCGCGCACACCGATCGATGTCCGATACGTTACCTTTGTGGGCGATATGGACCGATGTGCGACCCGTACACAAACCCCCTGGTTGCACTTCGAGAGTGGGCACACCTCCCACACCACCCTTCACGCCGCGCCGCGACCGCCGATCGGCGGTTGTCGAAGACCGCTAACAAACTCCCTGGTTGCGCTTCGAGAGTGGGCACACTTCCCACACCACCCACACCGACGCACCTTCGAGGGCGATGAGGCACCCCACCTATGTGACGGAGTGTGACCAAAATGACCGACCCCCTCGCCCTCGCGGCCGACCTGATGGACCCTCCCGGCAACCGCTGGCTCGTCGATCCGACCGCGTGGGCGCTTGAACGCGGCGGTACCGAACTGTGGTCGGGGCAACGCCGCATCCTGGACTCGGTCCGGGACAACGCGTACACCGTCGTTCGCTCGTGCAACAGCGCCGGCAAGAGCCATACGGCCGCCACGGCGGTCGAATGGTGGGTCGACTCCCATCCCGCCGGGACGGCCATGGCCGTCACCACGGCGCCCACCGGGGCTCAGGTGAAGGGCATCCTGTGGAAGTACATCAACGCCACCCATGAGGCGATGTCCCTCCCCGGCCGCGTCAACCAGACCGAGTGGTACCTGAACGAGCAACTGGTGGCCTTGGGCCGCAAGCCGTCGGACTACGCGCCGGCCGCCTTCTCCGGGTACCACGCGCCCCATCTGCTCGTCGTCGTCGACGAGGGGTCCGGTGTGAGCCTCGACATCTGGAACTCGTTGATCACCCTCATGGCCGGTGGCCACTGCCGCATGCTGGCCATCGGCAACCCGGACATCTCCACCGGGCCGTTCCACGACGCGTGTACGCAGGCCGGCAACGGATGGAACACGATCCACATCGGCCGATGGGACATGCCGTCCCACACGGGCGAGAAGGTCAGCGAGGCCGCCTCCCGCGTCCTGATGACTCAGGAGTGGGCCGAGGGTCGCAAGCGTGCGTGGGGCGAGGACAGCGCCATCTACCAGTCCAAGGTTCTCGGGGAGTTCCCCAAGCAGGGATCCCAGTTCGCCACGGTGCCGTACGACACGGCGACGGCGTGCCGCTACCTGGGCATCCCGGACGCGGCGGGCGACGTGGTGGAAGCCGGCGTGGACCTGGGCGCCGGAAGGGACAGGACCGTCGTCCGCGAGCGGCGGGGGATGAAGGCCGGTCGGATGATCGAGTTCCGCGACCCGGACCCCATGCGCAGCGTCGGTCAGATCGCCGTCACGCTGCGGGAGTGGGGTGTCACGCGGGTCAAGGTCGACTCGGTCGGCATCGGGTGGTCGGTGGTGGGGTCGCTGCGGGAGGTGCTCGCGGGCGACGGGGTCGAAGTCGTCCCGGTGAACTTCGGCGCCGGCCCCACCGCGCCGAACAAGGACCGCTTCCTCAACCTGCGTGCGGAGGTGTGGTGGACGATCGGGCGGGAGTACAGCCGCGACCGCCGCTGGGATCTGGGCACCGTGGACGACGACACGATCGCCGAGTTGACGGCGCCCGAGTACCGGATCATGGACAGCCTGGGGAAGCTCAAGATCGAGTCCAAGGACGATGTGCGCAAGCGTCTCGGTCGGTCGCCGGACCAGGCGGACGCGCTGCTGTACGCGTTCTGGAGTCCGGCCTTCACGGCATCC